AATCATATTCCCATGAAATTATCGGACCGTTGGGGCAAGGCGTTGGTGTTTGTGATGGTATAGCATACAAACAGATAAAAGAAATAGCGTAGATGTGGGGATTAAAATAGCCGCATAAAACAATTTATACAGGTTTTGTCTAAAATCTCAATGCCTCTTTGGTTATTACTAAATATTCAAAGTAATAGCTAAGGAGGTTTTTTTTTATGATTAAACTTGAGAAACTGGAAAAAGGTGAATTTTTTGAGGATGCTTTTCTTGTATCCTACAGGTACAACAAAGATTATTTAAACAAGATGAGATCACTCAAATATAAAAGGTATGTGCCGGATAAAAAGGCGTGGGAGATCCCCTCAAGTGAGCTTAAGCATTTAGTAGATCTCTTTGGGGTTGATGATATCAATGTAAATGCTAAATATCTGGAGGGCTTAGTTGAGAAAGAAGAGAGTAAGGCTGAGGAGGCTCCTGAGGATATCAAGGAACGCTTAAAAGATATTAAGCCTATTGTTGACTATCCATTTAAAACAAAGCCTTTCCCTCATCAGATAGAGGCTTTTAACAGGGGATATGAGTGTAAGAATCTTTTACTTGCAGACGATCAGGGACTTGGAAAGACAAAAGAGAGTATTGATATTGCAGTAGCCCGGAAAGGTGAGATAGGTAAATGTCTGATAGTCTGTGGAGTAAACTCAGTAAAATATAACTGGAAAAAAGAGGTATCAGTACACTCAAATGAGAGCTGTGTTGTAATTGATGGAAAGACGGTAGATAAAAGGATCCAACAGATAGATCAGTGGATCTATGGTAGTCCTTACTTTGGAATTATAAATATAGAGAGCCTGAGAAATGAGAAGATCATGGACAGAATTTATATGGATTGTAAGGATGATATTATAGGGGCTGTAATCGTGGATGAGATCCATAAAGCTAAAAATGGTATGTGTTCTCAGGGTAGATCTGTAAGACAGCTCAACAGCAAAATCAGGATAGGGCTCTCTGGTACTCCAATGAATAAAGCAGAGGATCTCTGGAATATCCTCACATGGCTCAGAGTGGAAAAGAGAAATTACTATCAATTCAAAAATAGATACTGTATCATGGGAGGCTTTAATGGTTATAAGGTAGTTGCTCACAGAAATCTGGATGAGCTAAATAAAGAGCTTATTACTGTTATGCTGAGGAGAAAGAAAGAGGAAGTGTTAGACCTCCCTCCGAAAATTTACACTACTGAGTATATTGAACTGACAAGAAAACAGAGGATCCTCTATAAAGAAATCCGTCAGGGTATCGTGGATAATCTGGAGAATATCCTTGAGATCCCTAACCCTCTGAGCTGTACAGTAAGACTCCGACAGCTTACCGGGGGAGTCTTTGGGGATGATAACCCTAAGTTAGAGAGAGTAAAGGATATGCTGGAGGAAATCACAGAAAGCGGTCATAAGGCTTTAATCTTCTCTCAGTGGGAGCAAGTTACCTCTGTGTATAAAGAAGCCTTAAAAGCCTATAATCCGGCTTATATAGTGGGAGCTGTAGATCCTGAGAACAGACAGAAAGAGGTTGATAGGTTCCAGAATGATCCTACTTGTAAAGTGGCTATAGGAACTATAGGAGCTATGGGAACAGGTCTTACAATGACAGCGGCAAGCTATGTTTTCTTTGTAGATAAACGCTACTGGGATGCTGAGAATAAACAGGCTGAGGACAGGGCTCACAGAATTGGAACTACAAATACAGTAAACGTGGTATCTCTGGTAGCCACTAATACAGTAGATGAGGGCATTGAGGAGATGCTGAGGGATAACAAGGCTCTTTTTGACAGAGTAGTTGAGGGTAAAGGATCCCGTGTAGATGTGGGAGAAATTCTCAGAAAGATATTGCAGTATTAAGGCTTTAATGATAAGATATTATATAGGTTTATGCTAATGAGGGATAAATGAGGAATAAAAATAGATCATTGAGGAGGACTGAGGAATGAAAGTTATCAATGGAATAATTCACTATACAGCTACAGAAGTATCTCAGCTCTGTGGAGTATCTACTCAGACTATAAAGCTCTGGAATAAAGCAAGTGAGCAAAGGGAAGAAGCCGGTGAGGGTAGACTGATCCCGGCTCCTCACACTGAGCCAAACGGTTATAAGTATTGGAGTGCTGAGGATACTCAGAAGATTATAGAGTATGCTGGACAATCTCATAAAGAGAGATATGGTAACATGAAGAAAGAGGGCAAATGAGCCCTCTTTTTTTCTTGTAGGGTAGGACAAAAATGGGATACCCTAAGACAATTTTGTCCTACCCCTATCTCATTTCTGTCCTACCAAAGATTAATCTATTAAAATATAAAAATAAATCAAAGATTTATTTTAGAGAGGAGTTCAAAAACTTTTCTTTTTTTTTGTCTAAAAATCTTATCAACTTTCAGTTATTACTCAGTGCAAGGCAAATAAAAGAAAGGAGCTAAGAGCTATATGATTCAATTAAATTTTTTAAATGCTGTAGTAGAAGATAATGGTAACGGGCTTAGAGTAAATGGTAAAGACCTCAATAGCATTATCTCAGCGGCTTTAGGAACTATTAAAAAGATCCCCGGTAGATATGAGTATTTGGGGGAGGAGAATAAGGGTAAACCTTTTGAGTCTCAGCTCTGTAATGTTTCAGTGACTATTGACGATATATCAACAGAGATCACAGAGACTATTACTTTTGCTGAGAATGGAAATGTACAGGAGGTTACTCTGGCAGAGTTTGAGAAAGGGTTAGAGGATGAGCACTCTCAGGAAGTTAAACAGGCAGATCCAGAAGAATAAAAAGGAGTTGCCAATGAAAAAGGTTGTTGCCCGGAAAATGGGGTTGACTACAAAAGAGTTAAATAAAAAGTATTTCAACAAGAATAAGGAGGAAAAGTAGTATGTTTAGTGGTATGGGAATGTTTGGAGCTTTTGGTTTTGATCCAGAGGAAGAGACAAAAAAAATGAAGAGATGAAACGTGAGGCAGAGCTCAGAAAGAAGTTTGAGGAAAATCTGGACAAGCCTATCACAATTACTCAGCGTCAGTTTACAGAGATCTCAGCTCAGGTATTGACTAATGGTAAATTTATGAGTATGGCTAAAGAAAGTGATCCTCATATGGGAGCTATGCTGGTGTTGGCAGTTACTCCTATTATTGCTGACCTTGCAAAAGAATTATTTGCAAAAGATTTTGAAGAGGAGGAAAAATAATCATGGCAGAGAATAATAACAATAAACCACAGGTAAGAGTAGCCTCTATTGAGGTGGAATTAGGAATGAGTGTACAGAATAAGGCTGGGATCTGGTGTAAGCCTACAACAAGAATGGTACTTACAGTAGATGGAGGAACATCTCCGGCTCAGAGAGCGGCTATCATCAAACAGGGATTTGATGAGGTATGTGAGAATATTGAGAAGCTGTTAGAGGAGATGTAGGATGAAAGAGGTAAATTGTACAGCACTTTCCTCAGAGGTAGTAGAAGCCATTTATAATAAATCTGATTTATCTCTTGCGGCTAAGGGACTGTTTATTTTGTTATCTTGTGGATTTGAGGATATTGATTTTTCGGATCCTGAATATGTGACAGCTTTTAAGGAGTTACATGATAAGCGTTATCTGAATTTCTCTTTAGGTTGTTAATTAGTTTCTGGGAGGGGTAGCACCCTCCCATTATTTACCGGAGGTGAGGTAGATGAAAATTTCAATAGAGGGGTTCGATCAATCAAGAGCTGTAGAGCTGGGGTTGTGTGTAGCTGATGTGGTTTTACTCAGATGGTTTGTGGATTTCTCTAATACTGGAGCAATGGAGAAACGAATAATAGACGGAAAGGAGTATTTCTGGATTAGTTACGAATATGTTTTACAGGAGTTGCCTATTTTAAAAATCAGTAAGAAAACTTTATACAGATGCTTTAAGGATCTGGTAGATAAGGGGATTTTGACTCATGCTTTTGTTAAGGATGGGGGGAGCTATTCTTTTTATGGGTTTGGAAAAGGATTCTTTTCCCTTGTCAGTAGCAGTAGTTTTTCTGGGGCTGTGTTACATACATCTCAAAAGCCTCCAGCGGAAAAGAAACCTGTAAAAAATTCTCTTACCAAAAAAGAGGTTGAAAGCAGAATAGCAGAGAGCTTTACTGATGAGTCTTTGAGATCTTCTTTTAATGATTTTCTGGCAATGAGGGTAAACATTAAAAAACCTATATCAACCTCAGGAGCTCTTACCAGAATGATTAACCGGGTGAAAAAGCTCTCTGATGGGGACGAGTCTTTAGCTGATAAGATATTAGATCAGAGTATAAGGAATAACTGGCAAGACATTTATCCTCTGAAAGAGGGGTATGTAGGTACAAGTAAGGACTCAAAGATCACAAGTAAACAGTATGATCCGGCTGAGCTTGCAAGGGATGATAAGGGAAACCTGAGAGTATTTTAATTTTGAGGAGAGTATAAAAGCTCTCCTCATTTTTTTTTTGTCTAAAAATCAGAGATTAACTGGTTATTACTCAGAAAGAAAGGAGTTGTAAATCTATGAAATGTTATGCAGAGACATATTGCAAGAAAAGAAAAAATGAGTGCAATGAGTTTTGTGACGGGTACAGACTCTTGAGAGCTTTATATAAAATGAGCCGGATCCCGGAGCGGTACTGTTATAATATCCCACTTGTACCAGAGGGGAAAGATCTGGGAGCTTTTGAGGCTCTCAATGATTTTATGAAAAGTGTTGAGGAGAGAGTTGAGAGAGGTGAGGGGTTGTATATCTGGAGTGAGTCCACGGGTAATGGTAAGACCTCATGGGCTTGTAAGATCCTGAGCTACTATTTTCGGAAAGTGGCATTTAAGAGCGGCTTAGAAAATGAGGGGCTGTATATCTATCTCCCTACTTTTCTGGATGATCTTAGACAGAGCTATGATGATCCTGATACAGATTTCTCAGAGCTGTTAGCAATGCTCAAAAACTGTAAGCTCCTGATTATTGATGATATAGGAGCTGAGAAGTCTACAGAGTGGGTAAATGAAAGATTGCTCAGTATCATCAATACCCGGATGATGAAAGGACTCAGTACCATTTATACCTCTAATTGTTCTCTGGATGATATAGGGAAAAGAATGGGGGAGCGGATCAGGAGCCGGATAAGGGGATCCGTTACAGAGATACATTTAACCGGACAGGATAAGAGGGGAGGGGTTAAGTAATGGCTGGTAATGGATTGGTAGAAGAGAGCTATATCTGTAAACTTTTAGAGGGGGGATCTCTTGATACTTTGAAAGAGTCCGGGCTCCGGGATGAGATGTTTTTAACCTGTAAGGATCAGATCCAGTTTATCCAGAAGCATGAGGCAGAGTATAAACAGCTCCCGGATAAAATGATTTTCTTACAGAAATTCAAAGACTTTCAAATGCTGGAAGTAACAGAGAGCATGGACTATTTAGCTGACAGGATAAAGGAGCAATTCCTTTACACTAAGTTAGTCCCTGTAGTTCAGGAGGGAGGAAACCTGTTAAGAGAGGACTCACTGAAAGCTTATGATTATCTGAGAGCGGCACTGGAGACTTTACAGAAAGATAACCCGGTAAGTAAAAACAGAGAGGGTGTAGATATCATCTCATCAGCTAAAGACAGATTAAGCTCTTATCTGAAAAGGTGTGATATGAAAGGGTTAATGGGTATCCCTACGGGACTCACTCAGTTAGATGATATTACAAATGGATGGTTGTTTGGTGAGGAGCTTGTAATCATCACAGGTAGAACTAATGTGGGTAAATCATGGATAGCTGAGTTTTTCGGTACAGTGGCGTGGGAGGCTGGTTATAAGATCCTCCAGTATTCAGGAGAAATGAGTGTGGAGATGGTAGGTTTTAGATTTGATACACTCCATAAACATTTTTCTAACATGGGACTCCTTAACGGATCCGGGATACTGGGAAAGAAAGAGGGATCAGATGGAGCTAAGCTCTTACAGGATGATTATAAAAATTATATCTCTCAGCTCTCTACAAAGTCAGGCTATGTGATTGTTACTCCTGATGATTTTGGAGGAAGAAAGCCAACAGTAGGAGAACTGGAGACTCTGGCTAAAAAGTTGGGCTCAGATATGATTATCGTGGATCAGCTTTCCCTTATGATGGATCAGAGGAGAGCGGATACTCCCCGTATTGCTTATAACAATATTTCTGAGGATGCTTTTCTGATGAGTAAGAAACTGGGTAAGCCTGTAATCATGCTGGCTCAGGCAAACAGAGAGGCGGTTAAGAATAAAAAGAAAGGTCAGTCTCCAGAGTTACATGATCTGGCTGAGTCTGATGGAGTAGCTCAGAACGCTACCAGAGTAATCTCCCTCTCAGTAATTGATGGAATTTTAAAACTCTCCGTGAAGAAAAACAGGTATGGTATCAACGACAAGGATGTAATGGTGATGTGGGACATTAACGCCGGATACATTAAGCCATTACTGGAGAACAAAGAGGGAGAGAAAGGGGAGGCTGAGGATTATGGATTCTGAGAAAAGAGAAAATATAAAATGGAGCCTGTTTTTACTTGGTCTGGTAGCGGCTGTATTTTTCAGTATTATCTTGATGTGTATAGGCTTTTATCATGTGTTCTTTGAAGAACCTCAGGAACCACAGAGCCTCCCTTATGAGGTGATTGTATATGATCGGAGTAACAAGGCTATTATTGATTATGGGGCAGTATGTGAGGTAAAAGATGGGGTATTATATCTCTATGACGCTACAGAGCTGGGGAGGAAAGATGTGAGCCACTTGGTAGAGTAAAATTAAACTTTTGAAGAATTTTAAAATTCTTTGTCTAAATATTCACCTCTTTTAGGTTATCACTCTATGAGAAGCCTAAGGGAGGTGATTTTAGTTGAGTGATAGATTATGTAGTAAAGATGTAGCTGATCTCATGGAGAAAAGACATGATAACTTGATGAGAACTATCAGAACAGATCTAAAGAACCTTGAAACCCCGGAGAAGTATTATAAAGAGGATACCTACACAGATGGTAAAGGAAAAGTCCGTGAGTGCTTTCAAGTTTCTTTAGATGGCTGTAAGAGGCTCTCTAATAAGCTCAAGGGAGAGTTAAAAGAGGAGTTCCTTATTGCTGTAGGCTTAAGGTTGGAAAATGGATCAGAGGGGCAAAACACGAAGCCTGAGAGTGAACCTGAGAAAGAATATACTCTTGAAGAGGCGGCGGCTGAGTTGGGGATCTCAAGGAGGACTCTGGGAAGAAAAATTGATGCCGGAGAAATCCAGACAGAGAAAAGGGAGTATCAACAGATTCTTATAAAAGAGAGATCCATAGTAACAGAGTCAGCTCTTGAGGCATACAGAAAAAGTCTGGAGGTAGAATAAATGTTTAAGTGGAGATTGAGAGCCTGTAGAGTACAGGCTGGATTGTATCAGAGAGAAGCGGCTAAAGCTCTTGGAATCTCTGAGGTATCCCTTGTAAATTACGAAAAGGGAAAGAGTAGCCCGGACATGGATTTAGGGCAGAAAATGAGTGAGCTCTATGGAGTCCCTATGGATATGATGGACTTCACAAAAGTAGGGAACAGGGTAATAAAGGATTAAAGGAGGATCTCAGGAATGAGTAAGGATCTGGATGTTAATAAGCTGATGGATAATGTAAAAGCTCTCTCAGTAGAGAATGAAAATTTATTGAGTGAGAATGAAAAGTATAAGGCTGAGGTTGCAAAACTGGAGTCCGAGATTAAGGAATATAAGAGAAGCTGTGATGATCTCTATAAGGATAAACATAAGGTAGAGGTTGATTTAGCGGCTGAAAGAGACAAGGCTAATGCTTATCAGAGAGAAAATGAGATACTGATACGAAAAATTGACAGCAGTTTGACAGTAGAAGAACTGTTAAGACATTTGTCAAAAGGTGGAGGTAAAAGTGTAGTAATTGGGATTAAGTAAAAAGAAAGGAGCCTTACGGCTCCTCTCCCTTAAGCTCAAGTATTCTTTGAGCTATCCCTTTGAGTAGGATTAGATCTTGCTCCTCCAGCTTAACTACTTGTTTAAATAACTCATAAAGTGAGGTATTACTCTCAAGTAGCTTTGCAAGTATCACTGGATCAGATGAGTTAGATTGTTTCTTTTGGTAAGGATCGGACATTAGATCTGTAGTATCAATGTGGAAATAGTTAGCTAACATTTCTATTTTGTCCATTCTTGGAAACATCTTTCCGTTAATCCATTGAGATATTGTGGGGGAGCTGATGTTAAGATCCCTGATTAGATCTTGTTGACGTTTTCCATTGATGCTCATGTAATACTGTAGTGCTTTAGGAAACGCTGATTTAGGATCTGTACTCATATTTTTCACCCCCTCTCTATCAAGGGATGAGTATATTATACAGCAGAACAAAGAAAAAGTAAAGTTAAACAAAGAAAAAGTTTTGCTAAACTTAAATATTTTTATTGACATCTTTGTTTAACTGAGATATTATGTGTGTTGAGGGGCGGTTTACCCCGTACCTCATATTATTTTACCTAAAATTCTTTGTTAAACAAAGATTTAAACAAAGAATTTTAAATAAAAACAAAATAAGGAGGATGCAGAGATGGAATTAACAACACTCTACAAACAGTACAGAGCCGCAAAGTTGGCGGCAGATCAGGCGGCAAAAGAAGAGGACAAACTCAAGAAAGCCCTCAAGAAAGCAATGGAAGAAGCCGGGGTTAAAAACTACACGGATGAGGACGGTTTTCTCTTTGAGAGAATCGTACAGAACAGAAAGAGCATGGACGAAAAGGGTGTGCTGGAGAGCCTCAAAGAGAAAGGACTTACTCAGTGTATCAAGACAGTTGAGGCAGTAGATGAGGCTAAGGTACTTGAGGCTATCGAAGCTGGAGAGTATACGGCTGAGGAGCTCCAGAAGTACCTCACAGTCAAAGAGGTTGTGATGTTGAAACTTACAGATCCGGCAAAAGTCAAGAAATGATAACTGTCTGGAATACTCCAATAGCGGCAAGCGTGGAGCAGATCCTCAGAGATCTCAAGCTCATGCTTTTCGCTGAGGGGTTGCTCAGGGATCAGAACAATACCGGATCTGATGTGATGGTTACTTGTCCATTCCACAAGGGAGGGCATGAAAGAAAGCCCTCCTGTGGTGTGAGCCTCAAGGAAAAGATAACGCCGGATAAAACCTATGAGGCTGGTACAGTTCACTGTTACACCTGTGGTTATACCGCTGACCTCCCTACATTTATCAGTGATCTGTTAGGGATGGGAAACCCTATGGAGGGCTTTAAGTGGCTGGTAGGACATTATAACTACTCAGCAAATGACCGGGAAGAGATTCAGTTTAATTTCTTCCGGGGAACTGATGAGGGACAGGTAGCCGCTATGGATGAGGGAGAGGTTGAGGAGTATCACAAGAACCTTTTGAGGAGTTCAAAAGCTCAGAACTATCTCAGGGGGAGATGTATAAGCCGGGATGTGATGGAGATTTACAACTTAGGTTTTGATCCAGCGGATGAGGTGGTTTTATTCCCGGTCTACTCCAGAAAGGGAGATGTGCTCTTTTACAAGAGCCGCTCACTGGTGGGAAAGCACTTCTTTAATGCAAAGGACATAGACAAGACCGCCGCTGTTTACGGACTCTATCAGACCTTAGAGGCAAAGATCCCGGACAGTACAGAGATCTGGTTAGTGGAAAGTGAGATAGATGCTCTGAGCCTTGTTTCTAAAGGTATTTTAGCGTGGGCTTTCATGGGATCGGATATCTCAGAAAAGCAGATTAAGGAAATGTGTCAGAGCCCTTATAGGAGATTTGTCATAGCTACAGACAATGACGAAGCCGGGAGGAAAGCGGCAAGACGGATAAAAGACAAGCTCATACCTTTAGGCTTTCGCTTTTTTAATCTCAAGTGGCTTACAGATCTCAAGGATGTAAATGAGCTGATTCAGAATTACGGAGATGATTTTGAGGATTATCTCCACAGGTATTAAACAGGAGGAAAACAGGATGAGAACAGGATTATATAAAGGATTAAGCAATGAGGAACTGGTAGAACTGTACAAGGCTGGAGAGTCTGATGCTTTTGAGGCATTACTGAAAAACACTGAGGGACTGAGAAGCTCTTTAGCTCAGAGATACTTAAACATTCCGGGTAGTGAGTTTGAGGATCTGATGAGTGAGGGAGCTATAGAGATGCTCTCAGCTATCCAGAATTTTGACAGCAAAAACTACAGCTCCTCTTTTAGTACGTTTTTGTACTCAGCTATCTCCCGTCATTATAACGATATGTTTACAGCGGCAGTTTGTGAAAAAAGAAATCCGGGCTGTTTTGTACAGAGTTATGAACAGGTTAATTCTAACTCAGAATATGAGGAAGATGGGGACAGCTTAGGATCATCTGAGTTTTCTGTAGAGTGTGAAGATTACAGCATGGTAGAGATCAGAGATCTCCTGAGTAGACTCAAGCTCTCAGATAAGGAGAGAGTAGTGGTTAATCTTCTCATGGCTGGAAATAGCAAGCCGGACATTGCCCGGAGGCTTGGAGTAAAGACTCCCTCTGTACATAGCTATGTAAAACGTATTGCAACAAAGATAAATTTATCCGGGGCTTATGCCTAAAAACATCCCTCCTCTCTGGTTAATACTATTTGAAACAAGACAACAGGAGAGGAGGTAACACACATGAGAAAGCGTTTAAATGTTTTACTGGCACTGGTTACGGGAAAGGCTATTGTGATTGCTCAAAGTCCTGAGGAAAAAGTAGCGGATGTGTTAGTAGGAAAGAATGTTTCTAAAAAGTATGCAGTCAGTAGCCTGTATAGCACTTTAAAGGCTATGGCACTGTAAATATAAAAAAAAACAAAAACAGGAGGATACAGGAACAATGGGAAAATCATTAGGAGAGTTAATCAATAAGTATGAGAGTCAGGGCTTTTCAAAAGCTGGTTGGTTTTCACTGAAAGATGATGGAGACTCAGCAACAGTCAGAATGTTACATAAGGGAGCTATCGGTACTGAGCCGGACGGATCTCCTAAGTATGATCTGGATGTATATGAGGTACATAAGCTGGATGTTGATGGATCAGGAAGAGACAGAACTGTACTTTGCAAAGGAGAGGGCTGTGAGCTCTGTAAAGCTGGTATTAAGTCACAGCTTAGAATGTTCTTACAGATGGTTAATCTTGATGAGAAAGACAAAGAGAAACAGCTCCAGCTCTGGGAGAGAGGTATCACAGACATTAAGCAGATCTTAGGTATCATTGAGGAGTATGGAGATCTCAACGCAAGAGACATTAAGATTAAGAGATCCGGGGCTAAGGGTAGCATGAAAACTACTTATCAGTATTTCCCTAAAGATAAGACTGAGAGAGAGTTACCGGAAAAGCAGAACCTTGTAGGCTCCCTGATCTTAGACTTATCTCCTGAGGATCAGATCAAGGCTATTGAGGGCAGACTGGAAGTAAAGAAGAATAACAACAATGAGGGCGGCGGCTCATCTGATGGAGCCGGAGACAGTACCAGAGTATTTTAAGCTGATGGGAGTGAGGCGGTAAAGTTTCACTCCCATTTTTATAACAGGAGGAAACAGGATGGACAGAAAAGGACTGGAAATAAATATGAGCCGGGAAGAGGTCGGAATGGATGATATCAGTAAAAGACTGGTACATAATAAAGTGTGTAATGTAACAGTAAAGAGAAATAAGAATAAGCTGGAGAACGCTCTTGCAGTTATTCAGGAGCTTGTAAAATCTGGCAGACTCCACGCAGAGGGAGAGGTTGAAACTATCAGGACTCCAGAGAGATTAAAGGAGTACATGGATCACTGTAAGCAGTCTGGAGAGTATGTATTGGACGTAGAGACAACAGGGTTAGATATTTACAATGATATCCTTGTGGGTATCTGTTTATACACTCCGGGAGAGACAAGTGCTTATGTTCCATTTAATCACACAGATCTCCAGAATGTAAGAGTTGCGGATCAGATGAGTGAGGAGCAAGTGAGGGATATAATGCTCCCTTATTTACAGGATCAGGAGCTTAGATGTATTAACCACAATATCAAGTTTGATAATAAGAAACTGGCGTGGGATTGGAAACAGGCCATAGTAAATATTTACTGGGATACTCAGATAGCTGGTAATGTGTTAAATGAAAATGAGCCTCATAAATTGAAACCAATGTATAACAAGTATATCCTCCACGGTAAGGGATCCGGTGAGGATTATAAGGATTTGTTTGATGGGATTCCGTTTAATTATGTGCCGATTGATATAGCTACTGTCTATGGTGCGAATGATGGTTTTAAGACTTATGCCCTGTATAAGTTTCAGGCTCAGTACCTTAGAGAAGATCATCCCCGTGAGGACTTTAGAAAAATGTATTATGTTTTCCGTGAGGTAGAGATGCCTCTGATCCCACTCTGTACAGACATGGAAATGAGAGGGGTAGAGATTAGAGAGGATTTTGCTAAGGAGCTGTCAGAGGATTTTAACAAGGAACTGGTAGAGGTAGAGGCTAAGTGTGATGCTTATGTGGAACAGTTCAAACAATATATACTGGATCATAATAACCTGATGAGACTCACAAAGGGTACTTGTAAGATTAACTATAGCAGTCCTCAACAGGTGGCGGCTTTATTCTATGATATTTTCAAGCTGAAAAGTGTAAGCCGTAAAGAGCCACGGGGGACAGGAGATAAGATCATACAGAAATTTCTCAGTACAGCGAAAAAGAAAGATACAAAGAAATCAAGAGAGTTTGCTGAGTTTCTGGAGAATTATCAGAGATTTAAGGAAATCAAAAAGCTGTTAGGAACCTATGTGGATAAGATCCCTCAGGTGAAAGAGCCTAAGATCAATGCAGTATATACCACCTATAACCAGTACGGGGCAAAGACGGGAAGATTTTCAAGCTCTGATACAGTAAGTAAAATCAATCTCCAGAATATCCCGTCAAAGGAGAAGAGGATCAGGAAGATCTTTAAAGCCCGTGATGGGTATAAGCTGGTGGGTGGAGACTTCTCACAGATTGAGCCCCGTGTACTGGCTTTCCTGTCAGGTGATGAGAGTATGATTAACGCATACAAAGAGGGGAAAGATCTTTATGCTATCATGGGATCTCAGGTGTATCAGTTACCTTATGAGGACTGTAGAGAGTTTTATCCTGATGGAACTGTAAACGCTGAGGGTAAACACAGACGTACAACTATGAAGAGTGTACTCTTAGGTATCATGTATGAGCGTGGAGCTACAGCTATTGGAGAACAGTTTAATAAGAGTGCTGAGTGGGCTCAGCAGTTGATTGATAACTTTTACAAGAGCTTTCCTAAGATTAACCAGTACCGCCTTAAGATTGAAAATATGGCTGAGACTTATGGTTATGTAACTACTATCACAGGAAGAAAAAGAAGATTGCCGGATATGCAGTTAGAGGATAAAGATGATTACAGATATCAGGAGGCTCACAGACAGAGCCTTAACTCAGTAATACAGGGATCCTCAGCGGATATCATGAAACTTTCCATGATTGCTATTTACAATGATCCACGGTACAAGGCTCTGGACTGTCACATGATTATTACCGTACATGATGAGTTAATCATGGAAGTACCTGAGGATCACATTAAAGAGGGAGCTGAGCTCTTAGTGGGAACCATGAAGAGAGTAGGACATAGCCTGATTGATCTCCCTATGAGTGTGGATGCTGAGGTTAATGATTACTGGTATGGTGAGAATTTAGCTGAGAAATACGGGGTATAAGTATGAGCAAAAAAAAATAGAGTGGGTATCTTGTGAGGAGGATACCCCTCTTGTAACTGGGAGCTTTCAGTATTGCTCAGACAATGTAATAGGGCTTACAGAGTCCGGGAAAGAGCTGGAAGTGTTTTATAACTACAGAAATGATTTGTGGTATAGCTGGGATACCAGTAAACCGTGTACAGAAAATATTGTGAAATGGAGGAGTAAGTAATGAGTATGTTAGAATGGGCTAAAAATGAGGTAGCTATTGCAAGTAAAAGAGAAAGAGGAAATAAGCCTGAGGGTGAGTGGGATTATGGCTGTGCTTGCTATGACAGTGCTATGAGAGCTTTTGAGAGCCTCTTAGGTGACGGTCATAGCGGTATGAGTATTGGATTTACTAAGAATATCCTTAACCGCCTGATTGATGGAAAGCCTCTTACTCCTATTGAGGATACAGAGGAGGTATGGGGAGAGCCCTGTATTGATAGCAGAGATAAAAGTAAACAGTATCAGTGTAAGAGAATGAGTAGCCTGTTTAAGAGAGTTGCTCAGAATGGATCAGTAACTTACAGTGATATAAATAGGTATTACTGTACAAATTGGGAGAACCCTCATGTAAGCTGGCACAATGGTTTTGTAGCAAAGATTTATGATGAGATGTATCCGCTCACTCTTCCTTATATGCCTAACAGTAGACCGGATATTATTGTATGTGATGAGCTTTTGACAGATCGTAAAAATGGGGACTTTGATACAATAGCTATTTTATACATAAAGAAAGCAGACGGGGAAAGAGTTGAGGTAAACAGATACTTTAAAGAGAATGAGGTATCATTTACAGAGATCTCTCCTGAGGAGTATAAGGAGAGACAGAGATTACAGGAGGAGCGGATCAAAAGTGAAGCTGAAAAATAACAGATTTGCAGTAATCCCGGTCATGTGCTCTCATTGTAAAAGATATGTCTGGATGGAACCCTATAGATCTGGAGAAACATGGAATAGGTTTATAGATCGGTTTGTAAAGATCCGGCTCTGTAATGAGTGTGTTGGGAGATATGGAGTAGGAGGCACTGATGAAAAGAGTAATAATTGATATACCGGATGAGTACGCCGGAGCGGTAAGTGTAACAGCTATAGGAGTAGGTCAGGTAGGAATGAGATCAGAGGCTCATATAAAAACCACTGTAGTTGTGCTGGATGGAGAATGTACAGAGATAAAACTGGAGGCTGAGAAAAGAGGGGAGTAATCCTCTCTTTTTTTTATTGCTGATCGTCTAAAATACACTTTTTAATCTGTTATTACTTAAAAAGTGATAATGGAGGTAAATAAAAATGAGACAGTTGTTAGTAAATGAGTTGTTTGCTGGGATAGGAGCACAAGAAAGGGCTCTATGTAATCTTGAGATACCACATAAGATTGTAGGAATATCAGAAATTGACAAGTGGTGTGTAAAAAGTTATACCGCTATTCATGGAGATACTTATAATTATGGTGATATATCTCAGATAGACGCTTTAAAGAAAGCTGACTTGTGGACTTATTCATTTCCATGTACTGATATTTCTAATGCCGGGAAAATGCTTGGAATATCGTGGGATACAAGGAGTGGATTGTTGTTACAGGTGGGGAGATTACTAAATGAGTCCTTAAAACATGAGGAGTTACCTGAGTACCTTGTTATGGAAAATGTAAGCAATTTACTTAGTCATAAGTTTATTGAGGACTTTAATAGGTGGTTAGAGTTTCTTGATTGTTTGGGATATGATAATAGCTATGCTGTACTTAATGCCTGTGATTTTGGGTTGCCGCAGAATAGAAATAGGGTGTTTTTGGTTAGCAGATTGAGGAGCTGTGGAGGGCTTGATAATTTTGTTATGCCTCAAGGATCAGGATTACAAAAATCAGTAATAGATTTTTTAGATCCTATTAGAGAGAGAGAGAGAGAACGACCTCAGCTTATAGAAATAATTGATAAGCAATTATTTATAAAGCAAGCTACAAAGGCTGGAAAGATTGAGCTTAAATATCCGGGAGTATGTGATTTATCGTATCCCACAAGTACCACAAGAAGAGGAAGAGTACAGAGGGGTGGTGATGTATGCCCCACTCTAACCGCCTCCTCACAGGAGTTATATTATTTTGAAAGCCCTGATTGTTTTAGAAAATTGTCTGTGTTAGAAAACTGGAGACTCATGGGTTTTAAAGATGATGATTATTATAAAGCTAAGGCTGTAGGTGTTGGAGAGAGTCAGCTCAAAAAACAAGCCGGAAACTCTATAGCTGTGCCTGTGATGGAGGCGGTATTTAAGGAATTATTAAAGAGCTCATAAGAGCTCTTTTCTTTTTGTCTAAATTTCTTTCCAGATCTGGTTATCACTCAGTGAATATAAAAAAAAAGGAGGATACAGGATCATGGGATTATCAAGTTTAATCAAGGTAGCTCAGGGAAAGAACGCCGCTAACGTATCCTTTGAGGATGCTTTTCTTAAAGGTTATGAGGCGGCTGTAGTTAAGTATGAGGAAGAACACAAACAGCCTATCCCGGCTGATTATTTCCGTCCCTCTTCTATGTATGGATGTGAGAGGATGCTTTATTTTATGAGGACAGGAGAGGAACAGGATAAGGAGGAGCATGATATAAACCTTATGGAGATTTGTCACTCCGGGACAGATAGACATTTACGGATCCAGCACCTTGTAGAGTCTATGGAGGGAGTAAAAACTCTGGATCTGGAGGAGATGGTAAAAGAGGCTCAGGCAAAAGGAGTAAATACAGACTTTGTAGGATGGAATGAAGATCATACAGAGGCAAGATGTAAAAATGATGAGCTGAGTATCTGGTTTCAACCTGATGGAGTCTTAAATTTCATGGGTAAGGATGTGATCTTAGAGATTAAGACAGAAAGTACCTATCAGCACTCTAAAAGATATGAGCCTAAAATGGATCATAAGTATCAGGCTACTTGTTACGGGCTGGGGCTGGGAATTGATTACATACTTTTCTTTTATGAGGATCGTAATTTCTGTAGTAAAAAGCCTTACCTCTGGAAGATCACTGATGAGATGAAAGATGAGGTAATAAGAAAGATACACCGTGTAAACTCTTATTTGCACCGTAGAGAGGCTCCTCCGGCTGATAAGGATAAATGTACTTATTGCAGATATAAAGAGGCGTGTAAGCGGCTTGAGAATGCTCAGAGAGAACGAGAGATAGCTGATACATATATTCCTCCTGTAGGAGAGGAGGGTTGGTTTAATGGCTGAAAGAAAGAAGAACATGGGTAAGGTCTTTGAGAAAGAGTTTAAGGATAGCGTCCCGGCTGATTGCTTTCTTGAAAGATACAAAGATGATACCAATGGTTTTTATGGAGTAAGTAATCCGGCAGACTTCCGGTTATATAAATTTCCTGTATTGATCCTCTTAGAGCTTAAGACTCACAAAGGTAAGAGCCTCCCTCTGGCAAAGATCAGAGAGAGTCAGTTAAAGGGAATGATAAAGGCTGTAAATTATCTGGGAGTTTATGGTGGGTATATGGTAAACTTCCGGGATCTGGAGGAGACATATTTTCTATCTGTTGGGTATGTGGAGAATTTTGTAAAATCCGGGGAGAGAAAGAGTATCCCGATAGAGTTCTTTAGAGATCATGGTATCAGAATCCCGTCAGAGAAGAAAAGAACCCTGTATAGATATGACTTGAGCTCATGGCTTAAAAGATATGAGTTAAGTGTGGAGGTGAGATAGGTGGGAGTGTTAATGGATATTAGTCAGGTTGGAAAGCATTGTGAGACAAAGGCAGACAGTACCCTTAATAACATGAAGAAAGCGGATCTGATCCAGTATATAAGAACCTTAGAGCATAATTACAATGTTGCTGTAGATTTTAACATCCAGCAAGTGAAAAACTTTCAGAGGATGGAGGACAGGATTGTAAAAGAGCTGGAGGGGTGCAGTATTGTAATGTCTACTGAGAGTGTCCCTCACAGATATTTTAAGGCGGTAAGCGTAAAGAGAGCCGTGGACATTGTGAGGAGAGGAGGAGTATCTCATGGGAGTAAATAAGACGGTAGTTACAAAGTGGTTAGAGGATAGTGGATTTACTAAGTGGGCTGTATGTAGAAATGGTTACAATACAGAGGATCAGTATATAGACGAGGATGGTATTAACATCTGGATTAACTGGGAGTCTGGTAACTTCCGTTTTGCGTGGGTGATTCCTCATACAGTGTTTAAAATTGTAAGCGGTGATATGTCTCCTGTATGGAGATTGGATCATCTGGAGAAGATGTATAACAAATTTTTACGGGAGGTTACAGTTCATGGCAAGTAGTGAGAAGCTCAAAAAGCTGATTGAAGAAGTCCGGGAGGAGAGCTCTGTAGCTGTACAGTTTAGTGAGAAACTTACAAAAGAATACAGTGAGGATCTTGATAACGCTATTAAGGAGCTGGAGGTTATCATGGACAGCATTGGAGAGAGCTCTATAGAGGATATTCCAGATACACAGCTTGAGTATTATTGTGTTAAGATCCCGGCTCTCATGTATAGAGCTGGGGTGAAGCTGGAAGAGTTTGGACTCATGGCAGATATAAGCTCCAGTCAGAAAAGACAGGAATACAATGAGGCAATGTTAAAGGTATCCGGGACAGTACAGGAGAGAAAGGCAAGAGTAGAACAGCTCACAGAGGATAAGGCTCTTGTAGAGGTTATTTATAAGAGAACCTATAACAGCCTGAGAGGAAAGTTGGATATGGCTGAGAAGATGTATAGCGGCTTAAAGAAAGCATTATCTAAGAGAATCTCAGAGAGTGATCTGGATAGGTTCAGTAAAGACAGTTATGTGAGGAGAAATGAGGAGGATTAAATGGTAGTAGATATTTTGGGAACTGAGTATACAGTAACAAGAAATACCTCAGCTATTAAGGATATGGGGGCTGATGGAATCTGTCAGCCTTATGATAAGAAAATCATTTATAGAGAGCTGAAAGATTTCTTAGGTAAAGATGATAGCTTAACAGCAAAGAGAGTAAGGAGAGATCAGGTTATCCGGCATGAGGTTATTCATGCTTTCTTTGCTGAGAGTGGTTTGATTGAGTATGGAAATGATGAGGTACTTGTGGACTGGATGGCTAAGCAGTTACCAAAGATTCAGGAGACAGTAGAGAAGATTATAAAAGTAGATTATTTTGAGGAGGGTTAATCATGGATGTTAAGAAATATGAGGTACTGGATGAGACTGGCTGTGTAATTGCTACAGGAATGAGTTTAATAACGGCTTTAATGGTAATGGAGGCATTCTGTGGAAAGTATTATCAGGAGCGTATAGAGCTGACGTTAAAAGAGCTGGATAGAACAGAGGAGAATGTAAGTGAAAGATAAGAGAGATTTCATGGATAAAACAAATTCATTTCTTGAGGAGATGGAAAAAGCCGGGATCAGTATATCTAATCAGGATGGGGAAACGGCTGTGATCTGTGAGGATTGTGTAGCAGTAATAAGTAAATCAGGAGATAAGGTAGCAGTTGACTTTGTAAACCAGATAGAGCGGCTGGACTATAAAGTAGGATTTACTCAGGAAGATGTGGAGGATTTTATGATCCTTGAGGAGCTTATAGGAGGTGCTGAGAATGTCTGAGATTGATGATCTGGTAGCAAGCGTAAATAAGAAATATAAAACAAACATTGTGAGAAAAGCCTCTGAGCTCAAGAGTGTGGAGTTTATCCCGTATACCTCCCCTAAAATGAATTATCTCACAAGAGGAGGAGCCCCGGTAGGGAGAATGATAGAGCTTGTAGGACTTCCTCAGAGTGGTAAAACTACTACAGCTCTGGACATTATCTCTAATTTTCAGAAAAAGTATCCTGATAAATACTGTGTGTATCTGGATGCAGAAAACACGATAGATAAGGAGTGGGGAGAAACTCTGGGAGTAGATTGGAGTAAGGTTATCCTGATCCAGCCGGAGAGTGAGTATGGAGAGGAGCTCTTAGATATGCTCTTAGACTATATAAAGTCCGGTAAGGTAGGCTTAGCAGTCTTAGACAGTGCTCCTTTTATCGTACCTAAGGCAGTACAGGAGAAAGGGCTGGATGAGAAAAGCTATGGAGGTAACAGTGCTCTTATGAAAGCCTTTTGTGATAAGGCTGTACCTCTCTGTAAGAAAGCTGAGTGTACTTTCCTGATGATTAACCAGCTCAGGGAGAATATTGGAAATATGTACAAGCTTTATAAAATCCCTTGTGGTACAGCAATAGCTCACGCTTGCTCACAGATCTTGTGGTTTACAAAGGGATCCTTACTTGATGAGAAAGGTGAGGAGAAAAGTAGTACATATTCGGATCCGGTAGGAAATGTGGTAAATGTCCGGGTAGAAAAGAATAAGGTTACAAAAAATGACAGGAGACTGGACAGCTACACTCTCAACTATTTCCGTGGAGTGGATGATGGTACAGATACTATTGATCTGGGAATAAAATTGAATGTGATTGAACAGACCGGGGCATGGTTTAAGGTTCCTGTTAGTGATGGATCAGAGAAGAAGCTACAGGGCAGAGCTGGAGTAATCAATTACTTTTACAATGATCTGGATGAGTTTGAGTGGTTAAAGGGTAAAGTAAATGGGGTGGCTATGCAGTGAAAGTAAAAGAGTTTATAGAAAAGTTGTCTGATTATGCAGACTTTGATCTTGAGTTTTGCTTTGTAGATGCTACACAGGAACGTTATACTTTGAGATCTCTTGAAGTTACTGAGGTAGCAGATATAGGACATTCTGATAAGGTAATACTTTTATCAGGAAAGGAGAGGAGCTGAGAGGCTCCTCTTTTGTTTTGAATAAAAAGAAAGTTTTAAAAACATATATAATATCTATTGACATATTAATCAAAAGGTGTATAATATCTTTTGTAAGGAGCAATATATAAAAAATCGGAGGTAAGAGATATGAGATATAAAAATAGTGATGATAACAGATACAGAGTACAGTTTATGATATCTACAGAGGAGCTCATGGATCAGCTTACAGTTAAAGAGTTTATCTCTTATCTGGAAGAAAACGCAGAGTTTGAGGATTATACAGTAGAGTACATTGATAAGAAATGTGTGAATTGTAGAGCTTATGATCTTAAAGAAGCTGACAGCAATTTACACAAAGAGTTCTTAGTAACAGAGGACGGTAGAGTATTTTACTGGAGATCATTAAATTGTAAGGTTGAGTTAGTAGACCGGGAGGAAGAGATGGAAATTAAAAGATTAAAAAATGCTAAGTTTGGCACAAAGGAGCTCCATGTAGTTGTTACAGGTTGGGCTTTCTATGTAAAAGGTAAAGGCTATATAGCTTACAGCTCAAATAGAGATAAATATAGTATCTTAGCCCCTTATATTCCATGTGGAGGGAAAAGAGCTTTACAGGCTATCTTAAATGCCGGAGGGTTTACCAGTTTTGGGGGTATGGAATATGTAAAGGAGTTGGGAGCCTGAGGGCTCCCGGAAAGGTGGAAGTTATGGCAATACATAAAATTGAAAAACACTTGTATGAAAGAGCAAACCATACAGTGAGAGAAATGTATAGAGTTTTCCGTTATGAAAATGTGCAGATATACAATGAAAAGACACCCTCACAGTTGACAAAAAGAGAAAAAGAAGCATTTAAAACAGTAGGAAAAACAGTATATCATTTTTAATGGAGGTAGGTTAGAGCTATGGCAGTAATGAGTATGAGACGGGTAGTAAGTGCAGTAAATGACAAAACACAGGTGAGAATTTATAAAGGAAAATTCCTTGTAACTAAGGGAAATTGGTATCAGGATAACATTTTACATTATATCAAAGAGCCTTTAGTAGAGGCTGATCTGGACGCTGTAAGTAACGTGTGTAAGGTACATTTGATGGATTATAAGGAGGCAGACTTATGTTAGAGAAGAAGATCAGACGGTATAAGTTAATGGATGCTCATAGAGAGCTTGTAAGAACTGGTAAGCTGTATGAGGCTTACTTAGTTCTGGAGTTTCTGAGAAAGGGAAAACTTAAGTTATACTTAGGTGAAGCAGATTGGAACGTAGAAAAGTTATGTGAGGATCTGGGTTGTAAATTTGGTTATAATAGTCGGGGATACACAGCAATGGTTTATATTTAAACTGTAGAGATTTATGGTATAATGAGAAAAAAAAAAAAAGACAGAGAGGTTTTTGTATGAGAATAGCTGAGGCAAGAAAGTTAAAAGAGGGAGATGTTGTTATAACTCCTCATGGTTTTCCTTTAATGGTGTGTTCTATTAGTGAATTTAAGTCTCCTCTGGGTAGAAATACTATTGTCTATGTAAAAGGCAAGACTGATAACGGTGATCTGATGAAGTTTAGCCACAAAGAGCTGAAATTGGAGGAGAGTCATGAGAATAGATGAAAGAGAGGAACTATATAAGAAAATTTATAAAGACAGTCCGGCTATAGATCCTGTAGTAAGTCTTATGAATAAAACAGACTGGGTAACAGGAGATCCTTTTGAGAAACTGGAGGCACTGAGAGAGCTTAACACAGATCTCTCAGACCTCTATCAAGTATCAATTCCAGTTATAACAGTCTGGGTAAGAGATGATAACTATGTACAGGCTACAGGAGAGATCTATCTTACTGAGCCTGATCTTGAGAGTTTCTTACATCAGTTCAGACACCACTTACAGAACATAGAGAGAAAGTATGAGAGGCGTGGGCTGACCGCTGAGGGAGCCGGGAGAGAATACTGGAGAGTACCATATCATGACTGTATATACAGAATGTATGGAGAGGATGATAGTAGGGCGTGGGCTCGTTTTGTGATTGATACGGCGGTAAATAAGTAGTATAATGAGGAATATATTGAGGGATATACAGGAGGTATAATTTATGAGTAAGAAAATTTTAGCTGTAGTGTTATCAGTAGCGTTAAGTGTACCTTTTGGTACTACAGTAATGGCTCAGGAAGATAACTCAAAAAGAATTGCAGAGATTGAGGCTCAGATTGCAGAATTACAGGCAGAGCTAAAGGAACTGAAAGGGGAAGAGGCTGAGAATGGGGTATTGTATCAGGATGATCTCTTAACTATTACCTATGATGGAATGAAAGAGAGCAATATGGGATACAAGGTTAATTTTGTGATAGAAAATACCTCAGATCAGAAACTCACAGTACAGGTTAGAGATACGTCCATTAACGGGATTATGATAGATCCTATGTGTTCTATAGAGGTTGCTCCGGGAAAGAAAGCTAAGGACGGTTTTACAGTCTTTGGGGAAGATGCTGAGGAAAATCCTATGGATGATGTAGAAAATATAGAGACAAAATTCCACATAATCAAGGGTGATGGATTTTCAGATTACATAGATACAGACAATATTGTAATTAAATAATAGTGAGAAATTTAGGAAGATCTTTAGAGATCTTCCTTTTTTTTTTGTCTAAAAGTTGGGGAGATTCTGGTTACTACTCTATGAGAAAGGAGTTGAGGCAGTAAATGAGAGCTCATTTGAGTGATGGACATTTATACTCAGGAGACAAGGTAAGAAAGCTACAGGCTAAACACTATTTTCTGATAGATACGGGAGCCGGAGAAAAGGTTTTTCTAAACCTGTATGATGCTGAGTGTTATTGTATGGATCACCAGTTAAACCCTGATGAGGTTATTAAGTCAGGAGATCCTGAGACATGGCTTAGAGCGGTAAAGCTGGCACAGGTAAAAGCTATAACACTAAAAGAACAGGGTGAGAGACTGAAAAAGCTCATGGATGAGGCAGACCGGGAGATTGATAGACTGGTAATTATCAGAGATAAACATGAGGAGACTCAGCTAAGAAACTTTGATAGAGAGTTTGATATTGAACAGGTAAGAAATGCAGTAGCTAAGAGATCCGGGCTGTATGCGGCTTATAAGGATACAATGGACAGACATTTTTACTTTAATCAGATTGTACTCTTAGCAAGAAAGCCATGAGGAGGTGATAGATATGAGCGTGAACGGTAGATTTAATAACACTGACTGTTTACCAGTAACCGGGAAAGACGGAAAAACTCAGTGGATCTTTAAGTTAGAGGATCTCAGAGAGGTAGTCCCTGAGGATGTGTATGAGGCTATAGAGGGATTTACTGAGGCGGTAAAGGATGAGGCTGTAGATGAGTTTCTGGAGAACTGGGAGAAAGAGGCAGAGGTAGCCGCTGATGGGTATTTATCACTCCTTAGAACTTACCAGAGAGGATCTGGAGGATGTTATCAGTAAAGGAGAGGCTGGATTGGGTAAAAAGGAGATCCTGATTAAGTTAAAGCGGATCCGTCAAAATATAAATAATAACTTGTAGGAGGTACAAGATGAGAGACTGTAGTGAATGCTGTAGTGATAAAACAAATTGCGATAGATGTAGAGATAATCCTAAGTATTCAGATTATCCTACAAGTTCCTATTTTTCTAAATATAAACCAGTATGTCCACAGGGGTATACTGATTGTGTATGTGATCCGGCTTATCTTAAGTGTTATCATCCACTGTATTATAAAAATACTTATGGAGATTTAACGCCTGAGGAAGTAGCTAAAAAGAATTGTTCTATAGATGATGATTATTGTTATGATGATGAGGATAAGTAGGAGGGTATGAGATGAGAGCAAGAGTAATTGTTACAAAGAAATGTAACCGGAAGTGTAAGGGATGCTGTAATGAAAGACTGGGCTTAATTGATAAGGTGAGCTTTGAGGATCTTTTCAAGTATGAGGAGATTTGTATTACCGGGGGAGAGCCTATGTTAATGTCTGAGCGTGTAGTGGAGATGATCCACAGATTACGTTTACAGGGGTATACAGGTAAGATCTGGCTCTATACAGCAAGTAGCAGAAAGTTAAAAAGCTACTGGGCTTGTAAGATGCTGATTGATGCTGTGGACGGTATTACTTATACAATTCATCATGGAAAGATGGAGACAGTAAAGAGGGATCTCACTGATCTGAGACATTTAGATACATACCTGAAAGAGTCTGATAGATCCGGTAAATCAGACAGGTTATACATTGATAGCCGGGTATTTAATCAGGATTATGTAGACAGTCTGAGCTATGGATGGGATGTGATTAAGTCTCTTAAGTGGAGTATGGATGATTGTCCATTACCTGAGGGAGAGGAGCTTGTATATTATGATTTGGAGGCTGAGGGATAATGAGATATCATAATATAACTAAGGACGATATGTTAAACGGGGACGGCTTAAGAGCTGTCCTCTGGTTAGCCGGATGTGAACATCATTGTAAAGGCTGTCAGAATCCTATTACATGGGATCCTAAGGGCGGTATAGAGTTTGATGAGGGGGCAAAGGCTGAGTTATTTGAGCTGTTAGAGAAAGATTACATCTCAGGTATAACATTCTCTGGAGGAGATCCTTTAGCTCCTTACAATGCTCCTGAGGTAGGAAAGCTCATTGAGGAGATAAAAGGGAAGTATCCGGGGAAAACAATATGGATTTATACAGGGTATATGTGGGAGGAAATCTTGTGGTTATATCCTGAGATTCTGAGAAAGATTGATGTACTGGTAGATGGTGAGTATGTGGAATACCTTAGAGATACCTCTCTGAGATGGGTTGGATCAGCGAACCAGAGAGTTATTGATGTACAGGAAAGTTTAAAGGGAGGTAAAGTGTTAGCATGGGGAGAGCTGAAAGACGTAGAGAGTTAAAGAAAAATGAAAAACTGAAAAAGCCACCTGTTTATAATTATACTCCTGAGTCTCTGATGGGACAGCTTAAGTATGAGGCTAATAAGGAATTTCAGGACAAAGTGAAAAAGATAAAAGCTGAGGTGTATGATGATGCTGTAAATGCCTCTATGATGTTATTACTTACTTTACCTTGTCAGGTGCTAATGGATCATTTCTGGCAGAAAAGCAGTAGTAAAAATATTCCTAAGTTTCTTGATTTGGTTCTTGATTACTATGGACGCTGGCAGAATGGGGAGCTTGACATGGGAAAACTCAAGAAAGATCTTTGGGAGATTGGTGGGATCAGGATGGAGGAAGATGTGAAAGGCTATAAAAATCAGGCAGATATTGACAAAGTAACTCAGGAGATCCAGACAGTACAGAAAGATCTTACAATCACAAGAGTTACCGCCGGGGATGATATGGTAGCTCTCTCAGTAGGCTTAAGTGTTATGGAGAAAGGTAACAAGGCTATCATTGAGGGGCTAAAGGCTTTAGGGTTCCGGCAGATCAGAAGAGAGAAAGTAACTGAGAGATGTGTAAAACCTGAGTATCAGGGATATAAGTACAGAGTAATTCTGGAGAAAGATTTACAGGAGGCTGAGGAATGAAAAGAGGAGAATACTACAGAGGCAGAAACGGGAGAAAGTACGGGATCTGGAATACAGCAAAGAAATGTTTTCAGTTTGGAATTGCTGAGGATACTCCTATGTTAGCTGAGGCAAGACTCTTTTATATGATTGGTGATGATGCCCGTAAGTGGAGATTTACAGCAAAAGCAATACCTGTAGAAGAGGTGGGAAAGTATGAACACAAGAAAGCTGAGTGATAAACAGGAGAAAAGGCTTGCAAGGAATATAGGAGGGAGACAGGTGATAGGATCCGGTTCTACTCCTTTCCTGAAAGGGGATGTAATTACCTCAGATCTCTTTATAGAGGCAAAGACAAAGGCAGTAGAGAGTAAATCTATCTCAGTTAAAAAAGCGTGGTTAGAAAAGGCTCAGGAGCAAGCCTACAGCATGAGAAAGAAAGACTATGCTTTAGCTATCTCTTTTGGAGATGGGAAAGACTATTATGTGATTGAGGATAGTCTTATGGAAGATCTGTATAAGTGTAGAGTGGCTCTGGAGGCTGTAATTGACTCTCTGGGAGGCTTAGAGGATCCATTGGTAGATTTACCAGATTTAAAAGCAAAAGGAGTAAGAAATCTGATAAGGAGGAAACTGGAGCAATGAAAATTAAATACGCAGTCTATAAAGGTTCTGTAGGATTATATGCGAAAGAGTATTTTGATAAGATTGATCCTGAGCTGTTTACTGATCGTGGAGTGCTGGGCTGGCAAAGAATAAAGGAGGAGGATCTCCCTATAGTGGTTAATTCTTCAGGAGGAAGATGTTCCTTTTATCCGGTAGAGGATAACTTTGTAGAAATCATTGAGGTGGAGGAGGATGAGGAGCCACTCACAAGAGAACAGTGTTTTCCTAAAAATTCTCCAGAGTTTGAGTTTGGGTGGATCTCTCCAGAGGGAGATACTTATAACACAGGTTTTGAGGGGCATTACCGGGCGGCGGTTATGATATGTGCTGAGCTGGGATACAGAGGTTATCTGGAAGAGTCACAGCTTGAGGAGAAAGGCTGGATCAAAATATCCAGAGATGTACCTTATACCTATGAGACTTTACATAAACAGCATATTTATACACATGATTTAAGAATGACAAAGAAACAGGCTGATACTCTGATTGACTTAGGGTTTAGCTCTGATGAGGATTTTAAGTTTTTGGTAAAAGTAAATGGAGAGAGGTGGTAGGCATGGCTGAGGAAATGGTAACAATGGTAGATAACAGGAACCTGAGAGCTATTATACATGATATTACAGGAGGGGTATTCCTTACAAAGGCTGAGTATATTGAGATCTGTAAAATCTTGAGGGAGCCTGTGATAGAAGTATTAGAGAAGAAATGGGAGGTATGTAAAATGGCAGAATTACATAAAATCAGTGGTTATTTATTGGATATTGATGGGGCATACTGTGAGGGAGAAATTGAGGAGTATATTAGAAATTGGACTGATTTAATTCCTCGTCATTTTCACACAGAGACAGCAGATATAGGGGAGTGGGAAGAAGATAACCCATTAAATTATACAAATTGTGATCTTGCAGAGTGTGAGAAGTATTTTAAAGCAAATGTACATAAGGTAGACAATAACAGAAAAGTAAAGCCGGGGCAAATATGGAAACACTTTAAGGCCGGGAAAAAAGTGAGGATATTAGCTGTATCTCAGGATACAGAGAGCGTAGGTAGTTACAGTGTAGTTTATGTGTGTACAGATGGTAAGGTCTGGCATAGACCTTTAGGGATGTTTTTATCTGAGGTGGATCACAATAAATACCCTGATGCGAAACAATTATACAGATTTGAATTAGTTGAGTAAATAACTGGAGAGCTGAGGAGAAAAAAGTTTCTTTTTAGCTCTATTTTTGTCTAAAAAATCTTATATCTCTGGTTATCACTATAAGGAGGTGTAAGGCATGGAAGAAACTAAAAACGTGTGGATCTCAGATCAAGCGGCTGAGGTTTTAGAATATCTTAAGACTACTCACTATGAGGAAAGCATAGCGGTAAAGAGTGGGGCAATATGTGAGTTATTTAATTTAAAGAAAGAGAGTCTAAGGGCTGTGGTAAATTGCCTGAGGAGTGACGGATACCCGGTTTGTAGTTCTTGCCGTGGATATTGGTACTCAGAAAAGCCGGAGGATATTGATAAGACTCTAAAACATATGGAGGGGAGAATCTCCGGGATGCAAAGAGCTATCACAGGATTAAAAAGGATCAGATCAGGAGAATAAACAGGAGAGACAGGAGCTTATAACTTTCTGTCTCTTTATTTTTGAGGAGGATAACGTGTTTAAAGAGGGCGAATTGATAAAGTATATGATGCCTCTTGATGCTGATTACAGTTATGGAGTAATCACTGAGCTCAAGAAAGGGAGAGCTGAGGTAGTATTAAAATCTTATCCTCAAGGGCTGGTTGTTGAGGTTCCTTATAGAATGATGGAGCATATAAGAAAGAGGTGATTAAGTTGGGAGCCGTGAGGGTAAAGACCACAAATGATAGATTGCTGGAGATTGATTACAGTGATACAGAGGCAGTAAAGAAAATAATATCAAGCTGTGGAATGGTGGAGAAACTGGCTGAGGGAGGAGATACAGTAGCCTCAGCTATATTAGTAGATCTACAGACAGCAATAGGGGTAAGTATTACAGAGTTTGGAGAAAATAAAAAGGTTGGCTTTGATGTAAGCCGGATTAACAGAGGAGTATTAACAGAGGCTCAGTTTATTTCTCTGATCTATGTGTTAGGGCTGGGGTACAGACAGGATGAGATAGCTTATGTACTGGGATGTAGAAAGCAGACGGTAAATGTGCATATACAGAGAGCTCTCAAGAGGATCTGTAGATTTCTGGAAAAGGAGGACAGCAAGGATGAGAAGAATAAGAAAAAGAGAAGAAGATCCAGCCGACAAGTGGCTAAGAGAGCACGATCCGTATTACACAAGCATGAGCCGGGGAAAGGCAAAGATGATAAAACATCCTTACCTCACTCCAGATCAGGAAGTAAGTAGGCAAAGAAAGGAGATCCCTATTACTTGTGTATCTAATGTAGATCTGGATTATTTGAATGTAACAAGACAATGAGGCTGACTTTTTATGAAATACTTACACTATATTTATGAAAGCTGTTTGAAGTAATAGGAAGTAAAAAAGGAAGATTTAGGAGGTAAATTTACAATGGATATGAAAGAAAGAGAAATACAGTATTGTAACCCGGAGGAGCTGATCCCGTATGAGAAAAATCCCCGTGATAATCGTGCGGCTCTTGATGCTATAGAGCTGAGTATTGAGGAATATGGGTTTACTAATCCTATTCTGGTAAATGAGGAGAAAGTGATCCTTGCCGGACATACCAGAAGAGAGGCGGCTATCTTAGCTGGGTTGGAGAAAGTTCCGTACATAGTAGTTGACGGACTTACAGAAGCTCAGCAGAAAGCCTATAGACTGGCAGACAATAAGTTATCAGAGTTGTCTATCTGGGATGAGGATTTACTCAAGGAAGAGCTGGAGGATCTGTTAGATGAGGACTATGATATTTCTCTTACTGGTTTCTCTGATGTAGATTTGACAGACCTTTTAAAAGATGAGGAGGATCTGGAGGACATAGAGCCGGAGGAACCAAAAGAAAAGAAAACTACTCTCCCTATGCTGAGGTTTGGATCCAACAGTGTAAGGATTACACAGGATGAGTTAATCATGCTGAGTAACAGATACAATGAGTATGTAGAGGCTGAGCCGGGAGAGGGATTTGTAACATGGCTGTTAAAGAGAGGTATATAGGAGAAATCTATGCAGATGGTAAAAGGTAGGAGATATACTTAGTTTCTGCCTAAAGGTTAAGAAATCTGATGGTGTAGTAGAGTATAAAGTGAGTCCAGAGAAAGAGGAGAAACAGGATGATTGAGGGTAGAAGTAAATTAACTTTTGGAACTGGTGATATTATGATTACTCCAGTTGCTCATAGAGAAGATGTAGAGGACGAAAAGCCGGATTACGGTATGTTATGTCTTGAAACTTGTGAACGCCGGGAGATAGGAACTTTTGAGGGAGGAAATCCTGATTATAGTATTTTAGGTTCAGAGGTTCTCATGGTATTTAACAAGGTAGAGAGCGTGGATGTGATGATTGAGCGGTTACAGATGCTTAAAAAGATGATGTTGGGGAGTAAAGAGGATTTGTTAGCATTATCTGAGGTAGAAGTACCGGAAGATTTCAAAGTAGAAGAGTGGAAGTAAGAGAAATGAGGTACAGATCCGTGGAAAGGAAAAGTACCTCATTTTATATTGCATAGCCTTATGAAATTTATAGAAATGAGGATGAAGAAATCCGGGGAAAAAGAGCATTGCCGGGGAAAGAGAAAATACTGATAAATACAAGGATAAAAGCAGATATAACAAGAGTAAAAATAAAAGAAAGAATGAGTAACATAGTAACAAAGATACAAGAGGTAATAAAAGAATGTCATATTTTTAGAGCCTTTGAGCTAAATAGTATGAAATTTACATACATTTAAAGCAATTTTAAAGAGAACCCTCCCAAAGAAACAAAGGGAGGAGTGAGTGAGGAGAAAGGAGGTTTAAAAGCTGATGGTAGAGGAAAAAGGGCAGAATCAGGAGGCTGAGGCTCCAGTAGTGCCTAAGAAGAGCCAAAAAGAGACAGAAGCTCAGAAAACAGCGTTTGAGCTTTACTATAACATGGGAGAAAAGAGATCCTTAGAGGCTGTAGCTAACAGTTGTGGTAAAAGTACCCGTACTATAGGGGAATGGAGCCGTAAATTTCAGTGGAAAGACCGTATTTTACAGAAAGAAATTGAAGAAACAGCGGAAAAAGGCTCTACAGCTAATGCAGTATTAGACGTAAAAGCAGAGTACAGAAAGATTATTAGAGCTCTTATAGCTGGATTTATAAAGGATTATAAGGCTGGAAAGGTCAAGGTCAAGAATATACAGGACTTTGAGAGAGTGGTTAAGTTGGATCTGTTACTCTTAGGAGATCCTACAGACAGGGTAGCTCAGGAGAATAAGGAGCAAATAGAACTCACTGAGGAGGATAGAAAGGCTATTTTTGCTGTAGCTGACAGTATCAAAGAGGAGATGAAAGCCCTCAGGAGCTAATTTATTGTGCAAGATTACTTTTTAAAGGAAAAAATCCCTATGGTTTTATAAATACCGATTGTGAAATATACACAAAAAGTTAATGCCTGTCTAAAAATGGTACTTAAAGCGGTTATTACTGAGTGTAAGTAAGCTGAGAGGCAAGGATCACACAGGAGGTAAAGGATCATGGGAAAGATTACAAAGGACTTTAAGTACATTGGAGCCGGGATAGTGGATTTATTGGCTGGAGGAGTAAAGCTGTTTGCAAGAGCTATAGGAGCTGTTATCAAGAGTCATAGAAAGAGAAAGCTCAAAAAGGCTACAGCTTATGTAGAGAAATATGGTTATGAGCTCCAGATCAATAGCCGGGTAAGATTTAATAATACCCCTTACTATGTAATGTCCTATGAATACTTTGAGGACATAGAAAGAAAAAGGGAGGTATCTATTAAGCTGATCGGCGTACCACAACATAAAGAAATGATGAGGAGGATTAAAAGCAAATGACAGGAAATGAGTATCAGGCTTTAGCAATGAGAACAAATGACGGTAAATCAACAGACAGAGTGATCTCTGGAGTGCTGACTTGTGATCTGAAATGGTTACATAATCAGAATGTTGTCAGAGAGGACACTGAGGGGCTGGATCTGGGAGGAGTCCTCAATGGATGTTTAGGATTAGCCGGAGAGTCCGGGGAAGTGCTGGACATGGTTAAGAAATGGGTATTCCATGAGAAGAAAATGGACAAGTATCACTTAAAGAAAGAGCTGGGGGATGTAATGTGGTATGTAGCTATGTTATGTGAGAGCTTTGGTTTTGATCTTGATGAGATCTTGCAGATGAATGTAGATAAGCTCAAGGCAAGATACCCGGAGGGCTTTGATCCTGAGAAAGCAAACCACAGAAAGCCGGGGGATGTGTAAATGTATTGTGAAAAAGAAAAAGAGTGTCCTATTTATCAGATCCACAGAGAGTTAAATGGACATTATCAGAGGCTCATAAATGAGTTGTTAGGAAAAGGCTATTATAACATGGGGATGGATGCTTACAGTTGTAATGCAGAATCTTGTGAGGATATGTTACATGAGATCAGGAGAATGAGAAAGTTGATAAGTACAGGGCGGTGGATAGTTTTGGTATCAATTATTTATACTCTTTGGTCATTTGTCAGATAGGAGGAGAAGATCATGGGATTAGCTGATGCTTTTGGAGCTGAGGACAGAGTACAGGTTAAGTTTTCTACTTTTTATGAGTTGGTAAAAGGATGTACTCAGAGAGATCAGATGCTTAACGCTATTAACTGTAATGTTCCTCATAGATACATCAGAGAGATGGTAACAGGTAAGAGTGAGGAGCCGGAGAAAAAGGAGTTGCTGATAGGAGCTCCTAAAGAAGAGAAACGGGGAGGTAAAAAGAGATGAGTAAAGACATGGTAAAAAGACCAGATCACTATTGTTTCAGTAAGTTTGAGCCTAAGGATGTAATCCGGGAGTGGGGGCTTAACTTTAATCTGGGCTCAGCGGTTAAGTACATAGCAAGAGCCGGAAGAAAGGATGATATTGTACAGGATCTCAAGAAAGCAAGAGAGTTTCTTAGCTTTGAGATTGAAGCTCTGGAGGCTGATAGAGGACTCACTGAGGAGGAACAGAAAGAGCTTGAGGAGATCACTAAGAAAAATGCTGAGATTAGTAGGGCTTTGAGATTCTACAGAGGCTTTAGAGGATTGGTTTCTAAGATGAGTAATGATTACTGTATGAAGCAGTTGGGTGTTAATGATGTGCTGGACGGATATACAGTAGATTTTCACCTGAGTGTACCGAGAGGTATAAGTATTGATAAGGCTGTAGATATGTTATCAGAGGCATGGGAGGAAAAGATCAATGAAAATTGTACAAGCCGGGTTTGAGGTATTTGATCCGATTGATGGTAGTAATACATTAAAGAAGATTGAGAGAGTAGCAAGGGTGTGTTATAAGTCTGAGGATAAGATTACACCTGATAGCTACAGAAAAATGATAGGAGCTCTGGTTAATCATAAGCATTTTGCTATGTTAGAACATGGGGAGGTAATTTTAGAGGTAGGTAATCCTATATATGAGGATCTTAGATGGGTTTTATCTGAGTTGTCGGAGAGATGCGGAGCGGTTCCTATGCTTAGACTTACCTCAGTAAGATTTTCTCATAGAAACATTGTTTCCGGGAATATGAGAGCATGGTTAGAGTTTTTTATTCTTTGTTGTAATAATGAGGTAGGAGTAAATACTGTATTATTTGATGTTTTTAATCAAATGAGATATTCTCCTATTTTTGATGCTATACAGAAACGATTAGAGGGAAATGTGACCTTATATTATACTACTGGAGGGGAAGTAAGGGAGTTATTCTATGGGGATCTTTCTTATGATGAAATGCTGGTACATTATGATCTCTCAGTTAAGTTTACAGTAGACCGGGGAGTATCACATGAGCTTGTAAGGCACAGAATAGCCTCATTTGCTCAGGAGAGTACAAGATACTGTAATTACGGGCATGAGGGAGAGATTTCAGTGATTGAGCCCTTTTATTTCAAAGAGTGCCGGGGTAAAGAGCCTTGGAAGTATAACGCATGGGTTGAGGCTTGCTGTAAGGCTGAGGATAGATATTTGTGTCTGTTAGAGTGGGGAGCAAGTCCTCAGGAGGCAAGAACTGTATTACCTAACAGTCTTAAGACAGAGATTGTAGTAACAGCAAACCTCAGGGAGTGGAGAAACATCTTTAAGCTGAGAGCTGTAGGGGTGACAGGAAAGCCACATCCTCAGATGTTAGAGGTTATGGTTCCATTACTGGAGGAAGTAAAGAGACAGATCCCGGTAGTATTTGATGATCTGGTAACTGAATAAAAGAAAGATGAGGAGGAGGGCGGCGGCTCTCCTCTTTTTGTGAGGTAAAAGCTATGGTAAGTATTGGATTTTGTGTATTTATTGGTATCATCTCATTTATTGTAGGATCCTTTAGCGGTATCTGTATGATCTGTATGTGTGTAGTAGGAGGTAGCGGTGATGAGAGTGGGGCAGATAGTAACATTGAAGAAGAACACAAGCCGGAGGCTTAGAGTCTTAGCTATATCAGACTGGGATATAGTAACTGTAATGGATCTGGTAGATAAGACAGAAAAGGAGTTTGAGATAGGTCAGCTCCAGAGGGTAAGGAGAATAAAACATCATGAGGGGCAATGAGGAGTATAAGGAAGTAGGTAAACGGTGCAAAGGGGCTTTATATCTCAGGAGACATAGAGTAATTAAGAAGCCGGGAAGAGGGTACAGATGTAAATATTGTGATCGTATCCTCTCAGATCTGAGGTATGAAGCAGAAAGGAAGAAAAGATGATAAATTATGAAGTAGCTATGAGAATGGTAAAGCTGATCCTGTGGGCTCTGGGAGCTGTATGGAGCTTGTTTATGATACTGGAAAATAACAAGTATTTCAGTATTCGGAAAGATGAGGAGAAAAACATATTAGCTTGTAATCTGTTAGCGTGGATCGTGTTAATGGTACTGAGTATCATAAGAGTAGTAAAGGTTATACATTAAGGCAAAGAGGGGCTCAAAAGGCTCCTCTTTTTAGTTCGTAAGAAAGGAGGATATAAAGGTGAATGTATTAGATAGCGTATGGTTAGAACAGTCAAAGAAAGACAAGATCATAAAAGAGATCATTCTAACAGCGGATTTTGAGACAGCATACTATACAGTGTGCAAATACATAACCTGTAGATCCCTCCAGCCTTTACACGCAAGTATCATTCACAATGTATCAGATAATCAAGCCTCTATGGATCTTGCTCCCCGTGGACATGGTAAATCTACTATTGGTGATGTGGATTTTTGTATCACAAAGGTACTCAGGAACCCGGATATAAGAATCATGATCGGATCAAAGACACAAACTCAGGCAAGTGCATTTTTAAAGGAGATCCGTACCCACTTTGAGCAAAATGTAAATCTGATTCGTATTTTCGGAGACTGGAAGAAAAGCCGGGACAATGTATGGAATGATAAGGAGTTTACAGTAAACCGGAGGACAGCGATTAAGAAAGAGGCTACTGTATCAGCGTTAGGAGCCTCAGGAGCCGTAGTTTCTAAGCATTTCGATATAATTATAGGTGATGACTTAGTAGGCTTTGAAAACGCACGTACAGAGGCTCAGAGAAAGGTTTTAAAGGAATGGTTTTATAGTTCCCTGTATCCTACACTTGAGCCGGATGGAGAGATTCACATTCTGGGGACAAGATACAGTCCTATGGATCTGTATGAGGATCTGATTAAGAGTAAGAACTACAAAGTAAATGTACAGCAAGCTATCACAGTTAAGGACGGTCAGGAGTATTCTCTTTGGGAGTCTAAGTTTAGCCTTGAGAAGCTGAGAAGTATCAGGGAAGAGGCTGGGCTGATTATCTTTAATATGCAGTATCAGAACAATACAGAGCTTGCAAAGGGGAAGATCTTTAAATACAAGTATTTCAAACACTTTGAGGAGTATGATATTGATTATGACCTCAACAGAGTAAGGGTTAAGGTGCTGGATTCTCAGGGAGTGCCTTACTGGATCCCGGTAAGAATTTACATGGGTGCTGACTTGGCAATATCAGAGGACGAAACCAGTAATAATGACTACTTTGTACTAACGGTAATAGGCGTGGATAAAAATAAAAATGTCTATGTGCTGGATTACCTAAAGGAGAGACTTACCTTTAATGCTCAGCTTAATGCTATTCTGGACTATGGAAAGAATAAATTCCCTATGGTGGAGAGAATAGGCGTGGAGACTGTACAGTATCAGAAATCACTTGCTCAGGAGATCAGGAGACTCAGCCTGTTACCTGTAGTCAATATTCAGACAAGTAAAGACAAGGTAACAAGAGCAATGAGAAGATCCGCATTATTTGAAAATGGTAAGGTATGGTTTAGGATTGGTATGGATGATCTTGAGGAATGTCTGTTACTATTCCCGGAAGTAGATCATGATGATTTATTTGATGGTTTAGACTTTGCCTTAACAGTAGCGGATCAGGGTAACTCAGTAAGAGTATTGAACAGAGAAGATTTTAACATTTAACAGGAGAGCCGGAGGAGGCTCTTTTTTATTGCGTGAAAAGAGGAGGATGAGAACAGTGATAACAAAAAGACCTATAGACAATGAATTTAACATTGAAAAGAAAGAGAGCCGCTTTAATGTGGCTTTGCTGGATGATCTTGTAGATTATCATTTTAGAAAGATCAAGCCCCGGTACATGAAGTATCAGAAACTTTATGAGGGTAAGGCTAAGATCTTTAAGAGAGCAAGAATGAAAGGAAAGAATAAGCCGTGTAATAAGATTGCAAATGATTTTTGCGGTCAGATTATTGATACAACAGTAGGTTATTTCTTAGGAAATCCCATTACTATTAGCTATACAGAAAAAGAAAACAAGGCGGTAGGCACTCAAACGGCTGAGGCTGATGTAGGAGTAGATCTGAAAGAGCTTAAGACTACAGATACAGCGGTACAGGATGAGCTTGACGGGATTTTACAGGAGAATTACAGAGATGATCTTTTCATGGAGTGGGGTAAAGAGTGCATGATTAAGAGTATCTCTCATCTGTTAGTGTATCAGGATGAGCAAGGTAAAACAAAGATTATCCGGCTCAAGGCTGAGGATGTAATTATTGTGTATGCCAACAGCTCCACAAAACAGGCTCTTTACAAAATCCGTCTGTATGTGATTGATACAGAGGATACAGACAGAACTACACTCTATGCTGAGGTCTGGAGTGATACAAAGATGGAGCTTTTCAAGAGAACAGATGATACCTCAAACCCACGGGTACAGGGCTTTGAGTTTGTAAGAGAGGAGCCTCATATCTTTGGTAGGATCCCTATTGTTACCCTGTACAATAATGAGGAGGAGATGAGTGATCTTGAGAAGATTGAGAGCCTCATAAATGACTATGACAGGGTAATGAGTGATATTTCAGATGAGTTTGAGGCTTTCCGTAACGCTTACCTTGTAATCAAAGACATGGTAATGAATGGGGACAGTATGCAGAAGCTCAAAGAGGAGGGCATTGTAGAGATCACTGATTCTGGAGACATGAAGTTTGTAACTAAAGAGATCCAGACAGATGCCATCAACAGCCACTTAGACCGACTGGAGAAGAATATTTACAAGTTTGCTCAGGTTCCTGATCTGTCAGATGAGAATTTCGCCGGAAATCTCTCAGGTATTGCTATCAGATTTAAGCTCTTTGGGCTGGAGACTAAGTGTATCACGAAAGAGAGAAAGATGGATAAGGCTATCAGGCAGTTGGTAGAGCTCTTAGCCGTACCTATCAAGGTAGTAACCGGGAAAGATGTAGAGATGAGAAACTTAAAACTGGAGTTTAAGAGAAATATCCCGGCAAATATCACTGAGATTGTAGATACAGTAGTAAAACTGGATGGAAAGGTTGACAATGAGACTCTGTTAGCCCTGTTACCATTCGTAGATAACCCAAAAGAGGTACTTGAAAAGGTAAAAGCTCAGAAAAAGGAGAATATGAAAGAGTTTGATCCATATTCTCTCCAAAATGCTGAGGATGATAGCAAAGTACAGTTCCCTAACACTAATGCTCCTCAAAATAACCCTTTTATGAGGAATAACAGTGGAGTAAATGAGGAATAAAGGAGGAGTAAGTGGTGAGTGGCTACTATGTGAATGAAGCAGTAAGGAAAATGTACGGGATCCCACTCTCTCAGCTCACTCCAGAACAGAGGGAGATCCTGAGACAGGACGGGATCAGGAGAGCTAAGCTCATAGATGAAAGACAAAAGGACTTTATGAGGAATAACAGGAGGGCTTTTGAGGATGCTGAAAAGTTAAATAAAGTCTTAGCCTCTATCTATGGATCCTGTCAGAAAGAGATTTTAGGAAACGTAGCTGAGACTATCGCAAAAGTAAAGAAAGCTGGAGGAGAGTGGAGCTATGCGAACCAGTCAGCCCTCACCCGAAGTAGAGGACTTTTTGAACAGATCAATAAAGAGCTGATTAAGCTGGGAAAAGAGGAGAATACCGTGTTTAGAACTAATCTACAGAATATCTATACAGATCAGTTTTTAAGGACGGTATACACCTTAGGACAGACTCAGACAGTAAAGAGTAGCTTTAATATGCTTAATCCCCGTCTGATACAGGATACACTTGATTACCCGTGGAGTGGGGCTATGTTCTCTGATCGTTTATGGTTAGATAAGGACAGGCTGGGGAGAAACTTAAGGGTAGGGCTTACTCAGTCCATGATCTTAGGAGAGGATATGGACAGGATAGCGGATAGAGTAGGGGCTAACATCAATACCTCAAAATATAATGCTATGAGAGTAGCCCGGACAGAAACAAAGAGGGTAACATACTCCTCACAGGCGGCGGCTTTTGAGGATCAGAATGTTGGAGAGGTTCGTTATATGGCGGCTAACAATGGGGGAGATAGCCGGACTTGTGATTTATGCAAGGAAGATCACGGGAAAGTGTATAAGCTGGGAGAGGAGCCCTCTTTACCTCGACACCCTAATTGTAGATGCTGGTATATTCCTGTAGTAAAGGATACCTTTGAGGATAATGAGCTAAATGAGCTTACCGGATCCGTTAGAGGGGCTGAAAACTATGAGAAGTGGAAAGAGAAAGAGGCGGCAAGGATTAAGGCGGCTCAGGAGGCTAAACAGTCAGAAGAGATTATAAAAGCTAAGGTTACAGCGGATACTGCTAAGACAGATCTGGAGAAAACAGAGGTCAAGCTCACAGATTACCCGGAGGCATTTTACAGCAAAAAGACAGAGGCTAAAAACACTCAAGCCCTGTTAGATTATGTTAATGCTCAAAATGTGACGGATCCTAATATCTTGAAATTGTACAAGAATATGGATAAATTATGTGAGAAACTGCCTGATGATGTTGTGATTAAGGTAACACATGGGGAGCATAGGGTTAAGCGGTCACTTACAAAAAACTTTGAGTGGTGTGTAGATGTGGGTATTCCTAAAATAGATCCTAAGTTTGTTGGTACTTGTGATACAAGTTTACATGAGGAAATGCACTTTCTTGATATGCTATTATCTGTTAGGGGGGAGGTTAAATATCCTAACAAGATGTTTTCTGAGTCTTATAAGCCGCTTATAGGAGCATTTGATAAGGCTACTCCTAAAATTGGAGATCGAGCTAAAAAGCTCTTTACTGAGTTTTCTGAGTATTATCAGAAGATAAACAAAAAAAGACATGAAAAGTATGATACAATGATAGCAGAACTGGATAAACAGTATTATGCTGGGAAGATTGATGCAAAGAAGTTTAACAGCACAGCTAAAAAGATATGGAAAGAAATTGTTGCAGAAAGTGATAAGGAAATAAGGAGCTTTAAAGGCGGTGGAATATCTGGATTACAGGATATTTATGATGCTATAAGCAATGGTATATTTAGAGATACGGGAGAGGTAATTTACGGTCACGGATCCTCATATTATCAGGATAAAAGAAGAACTAATCCTAATTGTTCTGAGAGTATTGCTAATTATGCTGCTCTGAGTATAGGACACCCTGAGCTTATTGAGATCTTAGCTGAGGATCATCCTGAAATTGTTAAAGCCCTTAGGAAATGTGTAGAAGATATGGCAAAGGAGGTAGCTAAATTATGAGTAAAGAAGAAAAGCTGATGAAAATTATGAGGCTCTTAAGTTACGCTATTGGTATTCCTGAAATGGTTTATTTTGATGTGGACAGTGAGGAGTTACTGGATGAAAAGATTGAGGTACTTGAACAAATAAAGGACGGGAAGAAAATACAGGATATTCCACACTTTTATGAAGTGTTAGAGAAGTTACCGGGAAAAGGTTCTTTATGGGATTGATTGAGTAGAAAAAATGAGGCTATTGGCTGTAAAAGGCTGATAACCTCATTTTTTTTTTGTCTTTTACTCACTTAGTAGGCTGATTTTATAGGAAGTAAACACACATATGTATAGAGGGTTAAATGTAGAAAACCTACGGGGGTTTTACATCTTAAAACTTATAAAAAGGAGGATTTAATACAATGGACGAAACAAAAGGAACAGCAACTACTGTAGAGACTTCTACAGAGGAAAAGACCACTACCAATACTGGCACTGAGACAAAAGACAGTAAGACAGGCTCCGGGGCTGTTAAGACTGAGGAACAGATCAGGGCAGAAGTAGAGGCAGAGTTAAAGGCTAATTATGAAAAGCTGGCAGATCAGAGAGTTACCGCCGCACAAAAGAAATGGAAACAGGATCAGGAAAAGAAAGCCGCTCTTGAGAAAATGTCTGAGGATGAAAAGCGTAAGGCAGAAGATGAAGAGAGAGCCGCTGAAAACGCAAGAAAAGAGCATGAGCTCACAATCAAAGGTTTGCGACTTGATGTAGTGGATGCTGTGGCAGAGCTTGGACTTGATACAGGATTTAGAAATCTGGTTGCTGTAGAAGATCTGGCTCTTATTTCTGACGAAGAGGAAAGAAAGAAAAAGCTCACAGAAAGAATTAAGGGCATGAAAGAGCTTTTTGACGCTGAGGTTAAGAAACAGGTTGCAAAAGAAAAGGCTGAGTTTCTGAAAGGACATACTCCTCCAGCTTCAAAGGAAAAGACTGGAGATAAGTCTTACAGTGATTACAAAAAGACCGGGAATGTCAAGGGCATGATCGGAGAAAAGCTGAGCGGATTGTTCAGTGAGGAATAACAAAAATTTAAGGAGGAAAATTTAAAATGGCAGAAATGTTAAAACGTAAGGATTTTCTGGAGAATGAGGTTGTTGATCTTAGAGAAGAGATTGCACTCACATCTCCTACTGATACTCCTCTTACTACTCTGTTAATGGGTAGAGGGGCAGTTGTTCCGGCTACTGATATTACAGTAACTTGGAGAGAAAGAAAACTGAATGAAACAAGAGGTACTCTTAAGCTGGAGGGTGCTGAGGCTGGTGATCCTATCAAGTCCAGCAGATCTACTCTTTCTAACCTCTGTCAGATCATTGAGAAAGTAACTCAGGTATCTGGTACAGCTCAGGCTCTTAATCCTAAGGGCATTGGTAAGAGTTTTGAGGCTGAGATCAATGACCGTCTGATTGAGACAAAGAGAGATCTTGAGTGGTACTTCCTGAATGGTACTAAGGCGGCTGGTAGTGAAACTGTACCCCGTCAGATGAACGGACTTGTAAACCTCGTTAATGCAGATAACGTAGTTGATGCAACAGAGGGACTTACAGAGGTTCTTATGCTGGATGCTATGCAGAAAATGTGGGATCACGGCTCTCAGGGTGAGTATTTCACATTTGTAAACGCTGGTACAAAGAGAATTATCAACAGCCTGATTAAAGCTGATGGTAATATCCGTATCAATACAGAACAGGGACTTAATCAGGTTCTTGGTATCACAGTACAGAAGATCGAAAGTGATTTCGGTACTCTCAATCTGGTACTTGATCGTCATATGGACGCTAACACAATGCTGATCCTTGACTTAGATCAGGTAGAGATTGCTGAGCTGAGAGGTACTTTCTTTGAGATGCTCCCTAAGAATGGTGACTACTTCAAAGGACATATTCTGAATGAAAGTACAATCAAGCTGTTAAACAGCTATTCCGGTGCTAAGCTCACCAATATCACAAAATAAGAGCCTGTTTAAAGGCTTAGAAATTCAAGGAGGTAAAAGTAATGGCTGGTACAACTAAAGCGGCTGAGAAAGCCGTACAGGAGCCCACAGAGGCAAAAGCTGAGGCTAAGGTATATAACCTGAGATCCTCTAACAAGTATCTGACAGTCTCCTCTCTGGGTGTTCAGTTTATGGCTGGTAAGTATACAACTACTGATCCGGCTGTAGCAAGAGCTCTCTTAGAGATTGACGATGTAGAGCTTATTGAGGACTAAGGGGGTGTGATCCTATGGACAGCTTAGAAAGAGTGAGGATCATTCTGGGAATATCCTCAGATAATGAGGAAAAACTCAAGCTCCTTTCTGTCTACATGGAGAAAGCCCGTGAAGATATTGAGGCTGTTTGTAGAGATAACTTTCTTGATCCTGATACCGGGGAGGATATCTTCCCTAAACAGCTCAATAGTGTGTTGGAGGATCTTGTGTTAGCCCGGTATAGAAAGAGACAGGCTGAGGGTTACAGCTCACAGAATTTAGGAGATGAGAGTACCTCATTTCAGGAGTATTTCCCTGATAGTATTAAACAGCGTTTGTATCCTTTTACAAGGCTGATTCCCCGGAGGTGATGAGAAATGTTTTATTATGACAAACAGTGTATAGTAAAGCGTTATAGCTCCACTCTGGGGCAGTATAACAGACCTGTTAATACTCTGACTGATGTAGGGAGTTATGAATGTGCTTTGATGATGACAAAGGATAGTAACAGCACCACACAGTTAGAGCCTCAGAAAGCCAATTATACAGGATTTTCTCTGTATATGGATCCTGAGAGTGATATCCGTCTGGGAGATATCGTGTGTGTTTATGATCTGGATGAGTACGGACAGATCATTTTATCCTCAGAATATAAGGCGGTGGCTGATAAGCCTTATAAAAAGAGAACACACTTAGAAATACCACTCAACGCTACAGAGGAGGTATAACATGGGGGCAGTATTTGAGGTTCCGGGGTGGAAAGAGTTTACAGAGAGGTGTCAGGGTGTAGTTGATAAGTTTGAGGAAAAGAAATTAGTCCTCATGAACAAAATGGCTAACATTTGTTTATCAGAAATCTCTCCTTTGATCCCGGTAGATACCTCAAGACTTGTAAGTAGCTTTCAAGTAGGAGTGGTTACTCCGAATGAGGCTGAGATTGGTACTAATGTAGAATATGCTCTATATGTAAATGACGGTCATGTACAGCATAGGAGATTTTTACCTATCTCTTATCTATCAGCCGGAGGGCGTGGTAAGTATATCCAACCCGGAAATACAAAGGGTATCATGCTGAAAGAAAAGTATATACCCGGTAAACACTTCCTTGAGAATGGTATGAGACAGGCAGAGCCCCGGCTTAAGACCATAGGGGAGAGCTTTATGCAACAGATAGGAAGAGAGATTGAGGGAGGGGGATGATTTAATGCTTTTAAACAGTATTTGTAGCTTGTTAGCTGATAAATACAGAGGAGTCCCGGTATACATTGAAGATGTACCTGAGGGCTTTCAACGCCCCTCTTTTTTAGTAACTCTTGCTACAGAGGGGACAAATTTATTAAACAAAAATGTATATAGGGATACTCCTATATACCAGATAGTCTACTTTGGGAGGCTAAACGCCTCAGAGCAAGTTTACTCTGAGAGGTTATACAAAGTAAAGGAAGAGCTTAAGGCTCTTTTTTTATTGCCCGGAGCTATCCCGGTGATCTCAGAGAAAGGATCACGGGAAAAACAGCGTTACGCTAAATTGACCTCATACTCCTCAGAGATCCGGCTGTCAGAGAAAAGCCTTTATACAAAGATAGGGCTTGATTTCACAGAGGATACAAAACAGGAGAAAGAGTATGAACTGATTCAAGAGATTGATCTGGAAATGAATACAAGAAAGAATTAAGGAGGATAAAAGATAATGGGATTACCTGATATTGTAATTGAATTTACAAAGAAAGCAATAGCTACTATCTCTGTAGGTACAGGCGGCTTAGTAGGTATCATTGTTAAGGATGCAAAGAGTAACGGCTCTCATGTTCTTAAGAGTGTTGACTCTATTCCGGCTGATCTGTCAGCAGACAATAAAGCCTACATTGAGAGAGCTTTTTTGGGAGCTCCGAAAGCGGTTCACGTTTTTGTACTTCCAGCGGCGGCTGAGGATTACACAACGGCTTATAAGTATTTTGCAAACAAGAGGATCAACTATATCTGTGGTGATCCGGCTATTACACCTGAGCTTGCTACAAACCTGTCTACATGGGTTAAGGGCAAACGTAAAGCCGGAAAGATTCACCCTGTAGCAGTAGTACCTAATGTGGTAGCAAATGACAAAGGTACAGTTAATTTCTGTCTGGTAGGTGGTGAAAAGCTGAATGTAGGAGATACACAGTATACTCCGGCTCAGTATTGCTCCAGAATTGCCGGACTGTTAGCCGGACTGGATCTGAATGTATCCGCTACATACAAGCCTTTGGATGAGGTTACAGCTATCCCGGAGGTTGAGGATGATGAGACAGTGGATGCGGCTATTGATGCCGGACAGCTTGTACTGTATGACTCTGGTACAGGTATCGTAATCGGTAGAGGAGTAAACTCCCTTACCACAGTGACTCAGGAAGATACTGAGGATCTGAAAAAGATTAAGATTCTGGCTATTCAGGATCTTATCACAACAGATATTACAGACACTATCAATAAGAGCTATGTAGGTAATTACTCTAACTCCTATGATAACAAGTGCCTGTTAATTACCGCTATTAAAGGTTATCTGACTCAGCTTGAAAATAAGGGATATATCGAAAAAAATAAATCCGTTATGGAGATCAACGTTGAGAAGCAGAGAGCTTATCTGGAGTCCACTGGAGTTGATACTACAGAGATGGACGATCAGGCGGTTAAGGAGGCTAATACAGGCTCCAGAGTGTTCCTGAAAGGTTCTGTATCTATCCTTGATGCTATTGAGGATGTAGATATTGTAATCAACAAGGAGTAAAGAGAGGAGGTAAAAACCAATGGTTGAAACTAAACGAATTTGTAACGGTACTTTTGGTGAGGTTTGGCTTGATGGATCCTATGTAGGAGAGTGCTATAAGGCACAGGGTAAAGTTGAGTTTAATAAAGAGGAAATCAAACAGTGTGGTACATGGTGGACTGATAACAAGGTTGTCGGCTGTACTGGTAAAGGTTCCCTTACCCTTTACAAAGTTAATACCAGAATGGGTATCAAGATTGCTCAGATGATTAAGGATAAAAAGGATATCCGCTTTACTGTTATCAGTAAGCTGGCTGATCCTGATTCTTTTGGTGCTGAGCGTGTATCCCTTACAGGAGTATCCTTTGATGATCTTACCCTGTTTGACTGGGAGGCTCAGAAGCCGGGAGAAACGGAGTGTCCGTTTACCTTTACCGGATATGAGTATCTGGATCAGATCAAGCCTCAGTAATTGAGGAAAATAATAAGAGTGTATCAGAGAGGCATAGTTAAAAACGTGCCTCTCTTAATTTTTGGATTATAGGAGGACTATTTATCATGGCAGTTAAGAAAAATACAGAAGTTGAAAACGTAGAAGTAACTGAGACAGTTGAAAAAGAGGCGGTAAATGTGTTGGATCTTCTTTTAGGATCCGACTTAGGCACTATCAAACAGCCTCACAAGGATATGGAAATTACCCGTTTATCTGAGGCTCTGGGGGCTCCTTTCGTGGTACGTTGTGAAGCTCTTAGCCCGGATACATATGAGGAAGTACAGGAGAACGCTATCAAGATCAATGGTAAAGACGTAGATCTTGACATGAACAAGCTCCAGATGCTCACAGTAATTGAGGGTGTTAAGGCTACAGCGGTAGATGAGAATGGTAACAGGGTAGCGGCTGGCTTACTCCTGAAAAACAAAGAGCTGTTAAGCAGATTTAAGGCTCCGACTCCTAAAGAGTTGTGTAGAAAGCTCTTTCTCTCTGGTGAGGTAGCAAATATGTATAACGCTATCACAAAGCTGAGCGGATTCTCAGAGACAGCGGTTAAAGAGTTAAAAAACTAATATGGACAGACGGTTTAGCTAACCTCATGTTTTATTACTGGAAACATAAGGGTATTAGACCGTCTGTTTTTTACTCCATGCCAAAAGGTGAATTGACTGTTATTCAGGCTTTCTATGAGAAAGAGATTGAGGAAAGGGACAAGGTTCTTAAGGAAATGGCTAAGAACAACGTGGTATGTCCTTATCAGTTTTTCGTGTAGGAGGTGAGTAAACAGTGATAGAGTTTGGTGCAAGGCTTACCTTGCAAGATCAAATGTCTGCTACTCTTGTGAGAAACATTCAAGCTCAGAGGCAGTTTCAGGAGGCTATAGACTCTACCAGATCCTCTCTGGAGCAAATGACCGGAGGAAATTATAGTACAGATGTTGACGTTGATACCTCAGCGGCTCAGCAACAGGTAGATCAGATACAAGAGGTACTGGATCAGGTAAATGGCACTGATACTACAGCTACAGTGGAGGCTGATACCTCAGAGGCTCAAAGAGAGACTGAACAGCTCAGAGAGAATTTGGATGGATTAAGAGGGACAGTAGATGCTCAGGTTAATGTCAATGACTCAGGAGCTACTCAGCGTGTGTCAGCGTTGAGGGAGAGATTGGCAAGCCTGAGGAGTATGGTAACAGCTCCAGTAGTTAGGTTACGGGATGAAGCAAGTAGGCGGCTACAAAGCATAAGATCAACGCTTTCCAGTGTTGGTAGCAGAGTAGCCGCCCCTTTTGTCAGGTTAAGGGATCAGGCTACCAACAGACTGAACCAGATCAGGCAGAGGCTAAATAGTATCAGATCTCAGGTAGCGGCTCCGATTGTGAGGTTGAGAGACTCAGCCTCAGCCGCTCTGACAAGAGTGAGGAATACTTTGAGGACTGTAGGTAGGACTATTGCAAGTCCTGTAATCCGGGTGAGAGACACAGCCTCCCGGATAGTCTCCAGTGTAACAAGTAGAATCAGGGCAGTAGGACACATGGTAGCAAGTCCCTTTATCAGAATTAGAGATACAGCCTCAGGTATTATCAATAATGTAAGGAGCAGACTTTCAGCCTTAGGAAGTGCTGTAGCGGCTCCACTGGTAAAAGTAAGGGATATGGCAAGTGCTGTACTGGGTAAGATTGGAGGGATGCTCAAGACTTTAGCTAAAGGGGCTACTATAGCGGTATCCGCTGTTATGACTGGCTCCCTGTTAGAGGGTTCAAAACTTGAGCAGAGTATAGGCGGTGTTGAAACACTGTTTAAGGACAGTGCAGACATTGTAAAGAAAAATGCAGATGCCGCCTTTCAGACAGCCGGATTATCAGCAAATAACTACATGGAAACAGTAACAGCTTTCTCAGCCTCATTGTTGCAGAGTTTGGGTGGAGATACTCAAAAGGCGGCTCAGGTAGCTGACATGGCTGTAGTTGATATGTCAGATAATGCTAATAAGATGGGAACCAGTATGGAAGATATCCAGAACGCTTATCAGGGTTTTGCAAAACAGAATTATACCATGCTGGATAACTTAAAGTTAGGATATGGCGGTACTAAGACGGAAATGGAAAGACTCCTTTCTGATGCTGAGAAGCTCACGGGGCAGAAGTACGATATTAGTAACCTGTCAGACGTTTATAATGCGGTTCATGCAATTCAGGAAAATCTTGATATTGCTGGTACAACAGCAAAAGAGGCGGCTACTACTTTCAGTGGATCATTTAACTCCATGAAAGCGGCGGCTCAAAATCTCTTAGGTAATTTAGCCGTTGGAGGAGATGTAAAAACCGCAATGTCTCAGTTAGTTGGAAGTGCTGTTACATTTGCGTTTGATAATGCTATTCCTATGATTGGTAACATTTTCTCAGCGTTACCTACAGCCATTGCTACAGCTATTGAGACAGGAGCTCCTAAGGTTAAGGCGGCTGGAGCCTCTATAGTAAAGAGCTTATCAAGTGGCTTAATGGATCTCTTACCGGATTCCATGAAAAAGGTAACTACATCTGTGAGTAATGTAGCCTCATCAGTCAAACAGGCTGGCTCAGGGGTAGGAGAGGTAGCCTCACAGGTATCTAAGTATGTAGGTTATACGGTTCAGAGTGGAGACACACTCTCAGCCATTGCTAAGCAGTATAAAACCACATATCAAGATCTTGCGGCTTACAATAATATCCCGGATCCTAACAAGATCTTTACAGGTCAGAGTATACAGGTTCCAAACACGGAGGCAAGCCAACAGCCCTCACAAACTGAGGCGGCAAGCCCACAGCCTGAGACAACAACAACTACATCCCTGAACATGGATAACCCTATTATTAGCTCATTTGCTAATTTAGCGGCGGCAAGTTTGGGAATGGTTCAAACAGCTTTTAGCTCACTGAAAACGGCTGTATCAGCGGCGGCTGGTACTGTAGTGAGCGTTTTACCGGGAATTACCAATGCAGTAACAGCGGTAGTAACCGGGATCACTCCACTGATCCAGACAGCTACAGATATCTTTGTAGCGGCTCAGCCTATTGTGGTAAGTGTAATAAACAGTCTGAGTGGTGCTGTTCAGAGGTTAGCTCCTCCAGTATCCACAGCGGTTAATAAGGTCGGTAAGGCTATTGAAAAATTAGTGCAGACTGTATCTAATCACATGGGAGTTTTTGAAACGGCGGTGAGTGCGATAGTTCCGGTGATCTCTACATCAATCTCAGTTTTGGGGACGGTGTTTGAGGCGGCTGGAAATGTGATCTCTCCGGCTCTGGATGCTATTCTGAGTGTAGTGGAGAGTGTAATGGGAGCTATTGCTCCTGTAGTATCAGATGCTTGGAGTATGATCTCCTCAGCGTTTGAGAGTGCTGGATCTTTCCTGTTATCAGCCTCAGAAGCTATAGGCTCAGCTATTGGATGGTTAAAGGATTACTTTGTTCAGATTTTCGATCAGATGGCTCCTTACATTCAATCAGCATGGGAGGGAATAAAACCAGCGTTTGAGAGTGCCGGGAATTTGATTAGTCAGGTAGTCGGTATAATCGTACCAGTTCTACAGGTATTGTGGAGTGGGGTACAGTCGGTATTTAGTTTCTTAGCTCCATACTTACCTACAGTGTGGAGTATTATCAGTACAGCCTTTAGCGTGGCTGGTACAGTGATCTCAACAGTAATTGATTTTATCAGTGGTGTGCTGTCAGTGTTACAGAGTGTTTTCTCCTCTGTATTCAGTTTTATAGCACCTATTGTATCAACAGTCTGGAATGTGATCCAAACAGCTTTTAGCGTGGCTGGTAGCATTATTGGCGGCGTGGTAGGTGTGATATCTGGAGTGATTTCTACACTGTCAGGAATATTTTCTGGTAGCTTCTCAGCAATAGCTCCGGTAGTGTCTACAGTATGGAGTGTGATCCAAACAGCTTTTAGCGTTGCAAGTGGAATCATTTCAGGAGTTGTATCTACGATCAGTGGAATTATCTCAGGCATTGCCGGAATCTTTTCCGGTGGGCTTGGTGGAGCACAAGGAATAGTTGAGGGTGCATGGAATGTAATAACAGCGGCATTTGATACGGCTGGAGGTTTAATCTCTGGTGCGGTAGGTGTTGTGAGCGGTGTTGTAAGTGGTATAGCTGGAATCTTCTCAGGCGGCTTAGACGGACTGGGAGGAATTGCAGAGGGAGCATGGACAGCAGTTACAAGTGCTTTTGAAACGGCTCAAACTTCCCTATCTGGTATAGTGGATGGTATTGGAGGGGTAATTGAGGGAATCAGCGAAAAGGTATCAAGTGCTTTGTCCTCAGTTGGTGAGTTTGTAAGCGGTGCATGGGATTCGATTTGTAATTTCTTCTCTGGTGGATCAGAGGAGGTTGCAAGCTCAGCTCCTCAGGCTGAGGCAAGTGTACAGGAATATCAAACAGCATTTGACCAGCTTAACCTCATAGCTCCAGAAGTACAGGCGGCATGGGAAAGCATTAACACAGCTTACTCAACAGGTGCGGCTAATGTATCAACCTCAAACACTACAGTAACAACAGGCTTAACTACTCTTAGTACAGCTTTCACAACAGCTTTTACAGCAATTCAGACAGCGGTAACAACAGGGTGGGAAAGTATCAATACAGCCTTTACCGGAATGACAACAGGGTTTACTACTTTACAGACCAGCTTAACAGTTGGATGGGTAGAAATCTCCAGAACCTTTACCACAGCTTTTACAGCTATGGGAATGGCGGTAACTTCCGGCTGGACGGGAATCTCAGCAACATTTAATCAGATGTCAGCCGGATTAACTTCCTTACAGGCTTCTATCTTAGTGAGCTGGACAGGAATAAGTGCAAGTTTTACAGCGGCTCAGGCGGCTTTGAGTTCTTCTATGAGTTCTATGCAGTCAGCCCTCACACAGCTTAACTCCTCATTCAGTTCCAATATGAGTAGTATTCTCTCAGTTACTATTTCCGGTTGGAGTTCAGTGTTGAGTGCTTTTGCAAGTGCTTACAGTGGTATCTCTTCCTACGGTGGTGCTATTAGAGGAGCGTTATCCTCACTGGCTGGCTCATTCTCCTCAGCAATGGGAAGTATAGCCGGATCAGCAAACTCAGCGGCGGCGGCTGTAAACAGTGCGGCGGCAAGTATAGCGGCGGCTGTAAGTCGTGCGGCAAGTGCGGCGGCAAGTATGCCTAAGGGTGTTGGTGGAGCAAGTAGAGCAATGGGTGTAGACCGTGTACCTTATGACAACTATCCTATCATGGCTCATGAGGGTGAGAAACTCCTGACTAAGAATGAAGCTAACCAGTATGAACGATCCACAAGGGGAGTGAGAATGGTTAGTAGAGCAATGGGTACAGGAGAGATCCGTGAGGACGGTACTCCTATCATGGCTCATGAGGGTGAGAAACTCCTGACTAAGAATGAAGCTAACCAGTATGAACGATCCACAAGGGGAGTGAGAATGGTTAGTAGAGCAATGGGTACAGGAGAGATCCGTGAGGACGGTACTCCTATCATGGCTCATGAGGGTGAGAAACTCCTTACCAAACAGGAAACAAAGCAGACAAAAGAGAACAGACCTCTTGAGATCCGTTTTGAGAATGTTACATTCACAGAGACAGCGGATGTTGATGTGATTATGGAGGAAATGGTAAGAAAACTCCGCAAGGTTCAGGAAACAATGGTTTAAGTAAAGGAGGAGGATTATGGAGTTTTGGTTAAAAAAGTCAAACTCTGACAAAATTATGTTACCTGTAAATCCTGAGTCTTTCGCCTTTACAGAAAAGCATAATAATACCTCAGTAAATGTTAATAGCATTGGTGAGGTAAACCTTTTAGGAAAGAGGGATTTAAAGACGGGAACTATCTCCTCCCACTTTCCTAAAAGAAATAGAAACTATGCTAACAATTCTGGTAGACAGGCTCCTTACACTTACATCAATAAGTTGCTTTCATGGAAAAGCTCAGGAAAGCCTGTACAGTTGATTATTACCGGGACAAAGATAAACTTTCAGGTCACTATTGAAACTCTGAAATACGGGGAACAGGACGGGACAGGAGATGTTTATTATGATCTTACCCTGAAAGAATACAGGGCGGTAGAAATCAAAAAGACGAAACTCAAAAAGACAAAGAAAAAGAAAACTACCAAAAAGAAAAGCAAACCGAAAAGACCAGCGGCAAAGAAAAAGACAAAGACCTACACTGTTAAGAGTGGTGATTGTCTTTGGAATATTGCTAAAAGGTTTTATGGTAACGGGGCTCAGTACACAAAGATTTACAATGCTAACCGGGGTAAAATCAAAAATCCAAACTTGATCTATCCCGGTCAGAAATTGACGATTCCATAAGGAGGGCATATATGAAGATTCTACACAAGCTGGAGAATGATATAACAGATTATGTGATCTCTATTGAATGGAGCGGATCTAAGTCACAAGTAACCCGTAAGCTGGAGATCACGGTAGTAAATGCTCCTTATGATCCTAACATCAAACATCTTAATTTGAAACTTGCAGAAACCCTCTACTTATACTCAGATGATTTAAAGACTGAGTATTTTAGAGGGTTTATTGTTGAGAGAGAAAGAAGCAGTAAGACCGGGAATATCACTTATACAGCTTATGATCTTTGCTACTACACAAAGAAGAGTAAAGCCACTTACAACTTTAAAGGTAAGACGGCTGAGAAGATCACAAGAGTTGTCTGTGAGGATTTAAAGATCCCGGTAGGATCCTTAGCAAAGACGGGGCATAGTCAAAAGCTCATAGTCAAAGATAAAACAATCTATGACATTATTATGAGTGCTTATACTCAGGCTCATCAGGTAAACAAAAAGCTCTATATGGTTAGGGCAAGTAAGGGAAAACTGAATGTAGTTGAGTATGGGGCTACAGTCTGTACCTATGAACTGGATGAGAATACAAACATTACAGAGTCAGCTTTCAAGGAAACTCTTGAGAATATGGTTAATAAGGTTCGTATCTATGACGGGGACGGTAAGCAGATTGGTGTAGTGCAAAATACCAAAAATCAGAAATATGGTATTTTTCAGGAAACCTACACAAAGGAGAAAGATAAGAACGCCACTACAACAGCAAAATCAAAGTTACATGGTATTGATAAGACCGCTACTATTAAAGCCCTTGGTAAAAATATGATGGCGGCTATCACAGGTAACGGGGTAGCAGTTGTGGATAAGGCTACAGGATTAAAGGGATTATTCTGGATTACAGGAGATACCCATGTATGGGAAAAAGGTGTGCATACTATGACACTTACCCTTGAATTTAAAAAAGCAATGGATACAAAGGAGGTGTGATACATGGCTAAAGCAGATCAGGTTTGTGCTAATCTCATGGACATTATGAGACAGGAGGGCTCAAAGGATAACCCGGAAACTTTATTTATAGGCACTATGAGAAGTGCTACATCAGTGGAAATTGATGGGCTTGTACTGGATGGTGATGATGTTTATATAGCGGCTCACTTAATGGCTGGGTATCAATTTCCTTTGAAAGTTCCTTATGTATCAGATGTAACTTTCGGACATTATGACGGAAGTTTTAAAACCACTAATCCGGCTGTAAGAAAGACCGGGCTTAAAAAGGGAGATCTGGTAGCTGTCATGAAATGCAATGATAATACTACTTATGTGATCCTTGAAAAGGTGGTGAAACCATGAGTGATACAGGAGGCTTATTTCCTTTTGATGATGCTGAGGAGTTCGCTGAGGATATTGTAGACGAAGAGGAAGAGTATACAATAAAAGATTTTGAAATTGACTGGGATACTATGAAAATGACCGGGAATATCGTTGAGGGGCTGGATGCTATTGTAATGTGGGTACATCTTGCACTAAGAACTAAACGTTATGAATGGCTGATCTTCTCATGGGATTACGGTGAGGAGTATACAGATCTTTTAGGCTACTCATATACTCAGGAGTACCTTGAGAGTGAGGTAGAGAGGATGATAACTGAGTGTGTGACTCAGCACCCTTACATCACAGGGATACAGGATTTAACAGTAACAGTGGAGAAAGAAAAGCTCCACATTACATTCACATTACTTACAGATTTAGGGGAGGTGGAAATAGATGTATGAGGATCAGACCTATGAGGCTATCTTAGAT